AACCCATATTGCAGTTAAGGAACGTTTACCTGAAGCAGAACGATTACTAAGGATGTTCGAAGAGCACATCGACATGTCAGATATTGAGGAAAATGCTCATGAATTTGACAAGGTTATGAAAGCCGCGATAATTACTCATTATGACGAAGGCTTTGATGAAGATGCAGACGAAGACGAATATTCGGAGTATTAAAAATGAGTACCTGGTATAATAAAGTTGTTGGAGATTTAGGTACTATTGTAGACAGTATTACTTACTTTGAAAATGAACTACAAGAGGCCAGGTTCGAGTGTAGGATAAAAGGGAGTCTGGAAAAAGCCAGTTCTTCCCTTCCTGGTTTAACAGAGTATCGTTTTAATCAACTACAAGAGATTGAAGCGATACTCGAACACTTGAATATTGAACTTCGCAAAGTTCGTTCAGTTACATTTCGCAAATACTTAGAAGCATATAACAGACAACTAAGCAGTAGAGATGCTGAAAAGTTTGTTGATAGCGAACAGGATGTAATTGACCTTACACACCTTACTAACCAATTCAGCCTTTTACGAAATCAATACTTAGGTATTATGAAAGGACTTGATACTAAGCAGTGGCAAATAGGTCACATTACAAGACTGCGAACAGCAGGAATGGAAGACATAGTAATCGAGTAATTTATGATATATGGTGTTGGTACTGATATTTTAGATAATAATAGACTTAGCGATTACGAAAAAAGCACTAAGTTAGCATTCAAGATACTCAGTACTACAGAACTTAACATTTACCAAGAATTAACAAAATCCCAAGCAATTAAGTACTTAGCCAAGCAATTTACCTGCAAAGAAGCAGTTTCTAAGGCATTTGGCACAGGTATTAGGGGCGATGTAGTAATGTCAAATATGGAAATATTGAGGGATAATCAAGGTAAACCATACCTAAATCCTCTTGGAAAACTCCAGGATTATATGGATTCTATGGGTATAACTGCCGCACATTGTTCCATATCTGACACAAATTTGCATACTATTGCCGTCTGTGTATTAGAAAACGGTTGACAAATACCAAATACTTGCTATAATAGTGGCATAGTTAGGAAGTTAACAAAGACTTTTAACTAGTTCAACTAAACGGTTGACAAGTTAGTAATTGATGTTATACTATACTAGTAAGTTAAATTATTGCTGTGGGAGGCAAATATGACAAACACAAACCAAGTAAAAATATTCCAAGGTACATACAGAAATGCTCCAATTACGGATACTGTATTTCCTTTGGTGAAGCCAATACAATATGGCAAAAAAGGCATGTTCATTACTGTAGATGCCAGTAAGGTATTAGATCCATCTAAAAAAGCAATTCGAGTATTGATCGAATCTGAAAAAGATGTTTCATATGTACCGGTAGAAGATCAAGTCGTTGAGGAAGTTGTTGCTGAAACAACTGAAACAGACGAAGAAGCACTTGATCGTATTGCAAAAAGATTTGAAATCTTAGACCAAATGACTGACGCTGTAGCAAACGGTGTTGTTAGAGGACTTATTGTAAGTGGCCCTCCAGGAGTTGGTAAAAGTTTTGGTGTTGAAAAAGTGTTAGAAGAATATGACATGATGACAAAGTTGTCTAACCAAGCACCAAGGACTGAAATTGTTAAAGGTTCAATGACACCAATAGGTTTATTCCAAACATTATATAATAACTCGGCGGCAGGTAACATCTTAGTATTTGATGACTGTGACTCTGTGTTGTTTGATGAAGTATGTTTGAATATGCTTAAGGCTGTTTTGGACTCAGGCAAGAAAAGAACTATTAGTTGGAAATCAGAATCTGTCGCTTTGCGAAGAGAAGGTATTCCAGATAGGTTTGAGTTCAAAGGTGGTTGTATCTTTATTACTAACGTTGACTTTGAAAACGTTCGTTCTAAGAAGATCAAAGATCACTTAGCGGCTCTTATGTCCAGATGTCATTATATCGACCTAGAGATGGGTAGTGTTAATGATAGGTTTTTGAGAATTAACCAGATCGTTAGGGATGGTATGCTAGAAGAATACAACTTTGGAGAAGATGGAAACAAAGAAGTTGTAGAATTTATGGTAGACAAAGCGACTAGGTTAAGAGAAATTTCATTAAGGATGGTCCTTAAAGTTGCAGACTTAAAGCAAATGTCTCCGGACACTTGGAAGGATCTTGCAGAGACCACCTGTATGAAAAGACTAACAGATTTTTAGTTCTCCCACACTAAAACTTTTAGTCGACTGGAGCACTAGCAATTATGCTAGTGTTCCTTTTATTATATTAACTTTAACTAAAGAGGTAAAATGAAAGTAAGTAAAATGTTGGTAGCACTAGGTCTTCTGAGTGTGATATTGATTCCAACAAATCTGATAGCAGAAGAAATAGAAGAAGTAATAGTTGTTGGGGCAACTGTTCAAGAAACAGATACTGACGCAACACAAGAAGTATCTTTAATAGAAGTACTAATGCCAGCTCAGCCTGATATCCCAGGTGGATATGGTGGGTTTGCAGGATACAACGAAAGAGGTGCTCAAACAGTACATTCTACAATTTATGTAAATGGTGTACCATCAAACGATTCTGGATCTGGCTGGTATGACTTTGCTCATGACTTAGCAACTGGTTCTGAAAAAGTAAAAGTAGTAACCGCACCAAACGGTGTTGCTTACGGCTCCGGTTCTTTAGGCGGTGCTGTTTTTATAACAGACTCATTTGAAACAGGTGCTACTGTAAGGTACGGCGATGAACACGAGTTTGTTAACTTACAATATGGTGAGGAAGACCTCGGGTTCAGTTTAACATCATTTGATGTTAACAATGGTAGTGTTAGGACAGATAACGAAGAAGATGACTACTACAATAATGTTTCTGCAAAAGCAATGTTTGATGCAGGGTTGTTAGATGTTGTAGTTACTTATTCAGACTATGAATATGATTATGATAATTGTTATACTGCTAGTTTTACTCAGAGTAACGATTGTTTACAAGCAGGTACAAGAGGTACAATAAGTGCTAGGAATGATAATGTAACAATTGGTTATACATTCAATGATTCCGAATACTTTACAGAAGGTGTTGCAGGCACACTAAATGAATCAAGTAGATTGTATATCGATACAAGAAGGTCTAAGACATTTGGTAAAGCAACTATAACATATGGTTCAACATTAGATCAAGAACAATACAACGAGTACGAGCAAAACAACTCGAGTGCATACTTGTTATCTAACTTTGGTGCATTTGATATTGGTATTAGAGCGTCAAGTGATGCAACTGTAGTTAGAGCAGGTTTTGAAAAGAATGGTTGGTCAGGTAGTATTGGTAGTAGTTTTAGGAATCCTGGTCTTTATCAGTTGTATGGTGACTCGTGGGTCCAAGCAAACTCTACATTACTTCCTGAAGAAGCAGTAGGTGGAGAGATTGGATATTACGGTATTACTGTATTTAGATATAACTTTAGTGAAGGTATCGACTATGATTCACAGAGCTATATGTACATGAACACAGGTAGTTATGCTACTGAAGGTGTAAGGTATAATAACACGTTTGCTATTCCTTATGGTGGATTAGACATAATGATCGGCTATACAAATAGTGATCAGCCTAGAATACCTGAATGGAAAAGTGCCATCAATGCATTTTTTACTGTAGGTAACTGGCGTTATACATTTACTCATTCTACTATGCTAGACAGAGAACCAAGTTTATACGATACATCACTTGACAATATTCAGGCACTTGACTTTAATGTTTCAAGAACATTTGGTCGTTTTAATTTAGCAATGCATGTACAAGATGTATTTGATGATGAGTACGAAGTTTTACCAGGATATGGTGCCGGTGGCAGAAGTTTTGTATTGACAGTAATCTACAAATAGTGTATAATTAACTTATGGCAAATGTAACTCTAGAAATAAAAGACGAAGTAAACGTTAGGTTCGTAGGACTTGACGTTAAGACTAGACGTAAAATTTCTGAAGAAACAAAATACTTTTTACCTTACGCATATCATATGCCGGCTTACAAGTTGGGTCGATGGGATGGTTGTGTAAGGTTCTGTGACATTGGCGGCAGGACTTACATGAATTTGTTAGATCGCTTGTTGCCAATAGTTACTAAAGAGGGCTATAATGTTGATGTAGTAGACCATAGACAGAGTTGGAGTTTTGATTTCCAACATGTTGAATCAACTAGTTATGATAGTGTAAGTTGGCCTCCTAAACATCCAGCGGCTGGCTTACCTATTATACTTCGAGATTATCAAGTAGAAGTTATTAATCGTTTCCTTGATAATCCTCAATGCTTACAGCAAGTAGCCACAGGTGCAGGTAAAACACTTATTACAGCAGTATTAAGTCACAAGTGCCAGGACTTTGGTAGAACTATAGTTATTGTACCTAATAAAGATTTAGTAGTACAGACAGAAAAAGATTATAAGAATTTAGGTTTAGATGTTGGTGTATTATTTGGCGATAGAAAAGACTATGATAAAACACACACAATTTGCACATGGCAAAGTTTAGCAGTACTAGAAAAGAAAACAAAGGCGGGAGAAGCCGAAGTAGACCTAGATGTATTTTTAGACAATGTTGTCTGCATTATGGTAGACGAAGTACACAAAGCAAAAGCAGATGTACTCAGAGACCAATTAAGTGGTATGTTTAAGAATGTTCCTATACGTTGGGGACTAACAGGAACAATACCCAAAGACGACCATGAAGCAGTTGCATGTACCTGTGCATTAGGACCTGTAATAGGTAGCCTAAGTAGTAAAGAACTACAAGAAATGGGTGTATTGGCTGACTTGGATATTAGCATATTACAAATGAAGGATGCTCCGGCAGGCTTTAATAGTTATGCCCAAGAATTAAAATGGCTTACAACAGACGAGACACGGCTACAGCACATTTCAAGTGTTATAGCTCAGTTATCTAAGAGTGGTAACACCCTGGTATTAATTGATAGAATTAGAACAGGTGAAATATTCACTGAACAAAATCCAGACTGGGTTTTTGTAAGTGGCGGAATGAAAGTGAAGGATAGGCAAACCGAGTACGATGAGATATCGGAAATGAACAACAAAGTCATTGTTGCAACATACGGTGTAGCCGCAGTAGGAATTAACATACCTAGAATATTTAATCTAGTAATGTTAGAACCAGGAAAAAGTTTTGTTCGTGTTATACAGAGTATCGGTAGAGGTATTCGTAAAGCAGAGGACAAAGATTATGTTAATGTGGTTGACATCACAAGTGATTTAAAGTATAGTAAAAGACATTTAACAAAAAGAAAAGTCTTCTATAAAGAACAGGGCTTTAGGCACACAATTACAAAGGTGGAATATAAATGAAAATATTAACAGTAGAAGACGTACCATACGAACTTGATACAGTACCGGAGCAGATTGACGATTTAAGATATTGTGCTCTTGATGCCTCGGATAAAGAGTGGGTAGACTTCTTCTTTTTACCATTGATCTTTTTGGAGAGTTTTTATGCTCCTGCAATTTGTTTGCAGATAGGTGAACATAAGGTCCAAATGCCAATGGATTGGAGCATACTATTATGCGACGAGGATATGGGAGGAGTTGAAACTATCCCATTAGCAAGTTTAAATAATAGGGGATTTAGAGCATTGTCAATGAATCCAATGAGTAACAGAATACCTGATAGTTTAGATGTAACAATAACCAACATATATCAAGACGTAAAATGGTTCTTTCCTAAACTTAAACATGGACATCTTTTAGCAGTACCTCTAGAAGATAAGAAAAGTCCTAAGTGTGTATTCTTTGTTAAAGAATTAAATAAGGTACAAGACTTTGATATAGGAGATTTAATTTAATGTATGAATTTACTAGTGAGAGTGTCAGCAGAGGACACCCAGACAAAGTAGCAGATGCTATTAGCGATGCTGTAGCAACATATCTTATTGATGGTAATACTAATCATAGAGCGGCAGTTGAAACACTTGTAACAACTAATATGGTTACTCTTGCAGGAGAATATAAAAGCGACAAGTTTAGCAAAGATGTAATTGCACAAATTGTTAGAGATACTGTAAAAAAGATTGGTTACGAACAAGACGGTTTTCATTGGAAACATTTAAAAATATATAACGAGTTACATGGTCAGTCGCCTGACATTGCAATGGGGACAGATGATTTTGGTGCAGGTGACCAAGGACTTATGTTTGGGTATGCATGTGATGAAACTCCTAATTATATGCCAAGTGCAATTTACTACAGTCATAAGATTCTCCAAGCATTAGATGATGCTAGGGCGGCCGGTGATGGTGATTGGTTAGGCCCGGATAGTAAAGCACAAGTTACTTTTAATTATGATAGTGTAGGAAAACCAACAGGCATTAAAACTATTGTATGTAGTACACAACATAGTGATGATGTAAGTACACAAATGGTTAGAGATAATGTTGAAACTATTATTAGAGAATGTGTTGGTAGCGATTACAACCTGTCAGAGACAGAATTTTTAATTAACCCAACAGGCAGATTTGTAATTGGAGGACCAGATGGAGATAGCGGTGTTACTGGAAGAAAAATTATTGTGGATACTTATGGCGGGTATGCTCCACATGGTGGGGGTGCATTTAGCGGTAAGGACTGTACTAAAGTCGACCGCTCAGCCGCATATATGGCTCGCTACTTGGCAAAGAACATTGTAGCAACAGGCAAGGCAAAAAATGCCACGGTACAATTAAGTTACGCAATTGGTGTTAAACAACCAACTAGTGTATATGTATATGCAGACGGAGAAGTAAGAAAAGAGTTTGCAGACTACTTTATGGACAATATAGATCTTACTCCAAAAGGTATTATTGATAGGTTTAAACTATTTGATATAGATTTGACAACTACTACAAACTATGGACACTTTGGTAAAGAAGAAATGCCATGGGAAAAGGTAGAGTTAAAACTATGAGCATTAGCACAGTAAACATAGATTTAAAAAACCATATTAGAACAGTATCCGGATTTCCTAAAGCAGGTATTGAATTTAGAGACATAACAAGTTTATTAGAAAATCCAAAAGCATTTAACAAATCACTAATGGATTTAACTGGACTTGCAATGAGTTTTGGTGCTGATAAAATTGTTGGTATCGAAAGCAGAGGTTTTGTATTCGGGGCACCGCTTGCCAGAGACTTAGAAGTGCCTTTTGTAATGGCAAGAAAGCCAGGCAAGTTACCCGGACAATGTTACACCCAAAGTTACGACCTAGAATATGGTAGTGCAAGTTTAAGTATACAATGTAACACATCAGTACTAAGCACTGACAAAGTTATAATCATAGATGACTTAATTGCTACAGGCGGAACAGCAATAGCCTGTGCTGATATATTATACAATGCATTTGATGTTGCTAAAGAAAATATTTTAGTTTTAGCACTAATAGACTTGCCCGATCTGGGAGGAAGTGCTATAATACAAGAACAAGGTTACAATGTAAAGACATTGATTGAATTTGAAGGCGAGTAATGAAAAATATTATTATTATGGCACTAGAGGCCGAAGCACCAAACATGGCAGAGTGGGAAAATGTATTTTTTACTGGTGTTGGTAAAGTTAATGCGGCAATCACAACTGCTAAGTTATTAGAACGTTATCCAGATGTAGAAAATGTTTTTAACTTTGGAACAGCAGGTGGCATAGCACCTAACCTTTCAGGCATACACAAGATGGGCAATTTTGTACAACGTGATATGTTGTGCTGTCCGTTTGGAGTACCAGAAGGCCAAACACCATTTGAAAGTTACACAAAGTTAACATTTGATTATGAAGCACTGACATGTAGTACAGGTGATAACTTTGTTACAGATAGCAATTTATCTATTCCAGCAGATGTTGTTGATATGGAAGCCTATGCAATAGCAAAAGCAGTATTAGTTGCAGATTGTGAACGAGGTGATACAGACGAAGCAGACTTTATAAAGTTTCATTGTTATAAATATATCAGTGACGAAGCAGACGAAAGTTCAAAAGACGATTGGCAGAATAATGTTGCAGACGGTGAAGAACATTACATTAAAATTTATAAGGAAATAGTTAATGGCTAAAAAGGCACCAGTACTACCATTAAAAGAAGTAATGGCGGCTTTGGACAAAAAGGATAAAGGTTGGTATAACAGACTAACACCTGAAAAAAGAAAAGCATTTAGCACATGGATGATGATGCGTTATGCTAGTAGTGTGCAAGGTCGTAATGCGGCTAACTTTTTGTTTATGGTTAATGAGTTAGTTAACAAAGACTTTGAAGATATTTACAAGCACCCAGAATTACAATGGTTACTAATGAGTGCATGTGGTACAGGTAAGATTGAATTTCATCCATACATTAAGCCACCAAATAGTAGAAAGAAAAAAGATAAAGTAAGCGAGTTTATTCTAAGCATCTATCCACATCTTAAGAGCGATGAGCTAGAACTAATGCTAAGTATAAACAGCAAAGACGATTTAAAAGAGTTTGCAAAAGCACATGGATACGATGACAAAACAATCAAAGACATCTTCGGTAAGTGATCCACAATGCAAGTGGTGTGGCAAGACATTTAAGTCTGAGAGAACTCTTGCTGTCCATATGTGCGTTAGAAAAAGACGCTGGGCAGACAAAGATTTAACTCATATTAGATTAGGCTACAGAGTATTTCAGTTGTTTTATGAACTCAATACTTCTGCTACTAAAAGTAAAAGCATGGAAGACTTTATTCGTAGTCAATACTATGAAGGCTTTACTAAGTTTGGTAGAAGTTGTGTATTGAATGAATACTTACAGCCTGAAAAATTTGCAGAGTGGTTAATTAAAGAAGGTAAAAAACTAGCAGACTGGAGCAAAGATTCTGTATATGATGAATTCTTATTACAGTATGTTAAAAAGGAACCAGGGCTAAAAGCATTAGAAAGGAATGTAGTGTATTTGTCTGAATGGGGACAAGAACATAAATGTGATTGGCAAGATTATTTTAAGTTAGTTAGCACCGCAAGAGCAGTTCATGATTTGCGTAGTGCAAAAATCTCGCCTTGGTTACTTTATCTAAGTGAAACAGGCGATACATTGTTAACAAGGCTAAGCACAGAACAAATAGGAATGGTAGATCACATAATTGAAGCAAAGTTTTGGTTAAGTGTATTTGCAAAAAACCCAGAAGAAGTAGAACGTATTCAATCAACATGTAAGGAAGCAGGTATATAATGAAAGTAAAACTAATTAGTCACTCACAAGCACCAGATTACAATGAGTCAGCATTAGACTTAGTGGCCTATTGTGCCAGAGTAAGTAATCCAGATAATCAAAACAACAAAGAAACAAGTGAAAAACTTGTTAAGTATTTGATGAAGCATAAGCATTGGTCACCACTTGAGATGGTATCAGCATGTTTAGAAATTGAAACAACCAGAGACATAGCAAGACAACTGTTACGTCATAGAAGTTTTAGTTTCCAGGAGTTTAGTCAACGTTATGCAGATCCAACAAAAGATTTGGAGTTTGAAATTCGCCAAGCAAGATTACAAGATCCTAAAAACAGACAGAATAGTGTACCGCTGGATCCAGAGATGGACGGCCATGCTGTATTACAAGGCACTTGGAAAAACAAGCAACAACGGGTCATAGATGCCGCCTTAGACGCTTATAACTTCGCTGTAAGCAACGGTATTGCCAAAGAGCAGGCCAGAGTAGTACTTCCTGAAGGAAACACGTTAAGTAGGTTGTATGTAAACGGTACATTGCGTAGTTGGATACATTATATAGAATTGCGTGGTGCTAACGGAACACAATTAGAGCATATAGAACTTGCTCATGCTGTAGCAGATGTTATTGCTAAAATATTCCCTATTGCAGAAGAATATAAAGAAAAAAATATCTAACCCGGAGCATCTCTGTGTGCTACACCATCTTTATTTGTTCTATCTAAGGCATTATCGTCATGCACCATTAATCCTTCGAACAGGAAGTCATAGTAGTATCCGTTTATATTAGATCTGCTCCACACAATATCATCTACTAACATATCTTGAAAATGTATTCCTGTGTTTCTTGTACCTGATTGCACATGCACCGGAATACTGTAACATAACTGTGGTGCTGTGAAAACTCTATACCCAGCATCTATTAATCTAACCATTCCTACTGGTCTAAAATGTGAACATGCTCCCCAACTTCCGCCACCAACTATAATTGTACCACCAGGTGGCACAAATTGGCTCACATCTTCGAGTTCGCACTCAGCATACATTTTTTTACGTGGATTGCATAGATAGTGTTTGTAATGCATTGGTGTAAATTCTTTGTCTTGATCTTCGCCTGTTAAAATTTTATCCTTATCAAAAGTAGGAGCATCTGAAGTTCTATAAGTAGCACTAATCAGTGTATCAAACTTAAAATTTTGTAGGAAACCGTGACATTTTTCTTGGTATACGGTTTGATAATCCAGCCATTCATCATAAGAGTACTTAGCAAATGCATTGGGACCATCTGCCGCTTTGATAATCGAAACCATTGAAAATGGGCTCCATATGTCTATCAATATCACTGCATCTACGTGGATTTGTGGCTTTTTATTCATACTATTACTTATCTTTTTCTAAAAACGGTTGACAAAACACAGATATTTGCTATAATAGTTGAACATTAAGCAAAAACAGGTAGGAGTGTATATGAACTTATTGGAAATCAAAAAAGCCGTTCAAAGCGGAAACTTCAGTTTAGCAGAACTTAATGAGCTTGGTGCTTATATCAATTCTGTAAAAACTTTCAATGCTAAAACTAGCATCAACGTTGGCGACAAAGTATACGTGGTTCAAAAGACCAAACGTACTTTAGGTACTGTTGAAAAAGTCAACATTAAAAAAGCCATTGTGACTTTGCCAGAAGGCCGTTACAATGTTCCTCTTTCAATGTTAGAATCTGCATAAGGAACCCAAATGAGAATATCAAAATCTGCAGGGTTAATCTGTATAGTTTTTCTCATTGGTTGTGGTGGAAGCGGAACATCGCCTTCTGTTGCGTTGGAACCACTTACACCGCCACCAACATCACCGCCACCAACACCACTATTTAATACAGAACCAATTGTATTAGATGACCCACAAACATACTACAATACGATTTGTAGTAGTCCTGTAATCTCTTCGGTTATACCAATCGATATAAACACAGATGAATATGATGATTTTGTAATTCATTACTGGTGCGATCAAGAAGAATTCGGTACTTCTGTTAGAGGTGAAACTGCTAACATTCTTGTAGCATTTGTCAGTGATGGTTTTGGTGGTTACAATGTAGACAACTATAATGTATTTGGCGAAAGTTATCCTAGTCTAGGTGGTGCAAGTAGAAAGTTCAAAGTGTTTGACATCAATGGCGACGGCAAACAAGATATTGCGTATGCTATGAATAACGAAGATGGCCGTAGTGCATATTCGTGGGAAGATCAACTAAGCAACGGCACACAACCAACTGTATTGTTAAGTACTGAAACAGGATTTACTGTTGAGCGTATGGGAGAAGAAGACTGGGGACATGCTGTTAGTATAACTGAATCAGGCGATGTTGTGTTTGCAGGATTTAATTACGGCACACAGGCATATAGATTACAAGGAGAGGAATGGATTGATGTTACATCAGAGTATCCTACAGTTAGTCCTTCGGCACATTTGATAAAAAATGGCACTATAGCAAATGCTGAAAGGCAACCAGACGGTTTTGGATTCTACTTAACCAAAGTTACCAATGGCGTTTGGGAAAGGTTTGCAGAATATATGTTTACAAAAGACTTTGATATACAATGGGAGTCTTGGAATAACAGTGGCACAGGAAACTATGACCCATATCCTGTATCAACATTCTATGGTAAAAAGTATATAGGAGGCATGTTTGATACAATGTGCGAATTTGATGGTATGTTAATTGCAAAATTAAATGCCGCTACTCTCAAAGATGGGTCAGAACCTATTGAGGGGCAATATTATCAAGAGACAGATACATACCCTGTAAACATGTTGATGTTTTTTGCACTAGTTGATGGAGAAATAGTGTTGCAAGATAGCCCTATTACAGTTGAAGACATAAATGTAAATTACAACAACTGGACTTGCAATGATATAAACAATGATCAAGGCAGTGATATTGTTGCTAGTGTATTCTCTGAAACATGGATTGATAGCAGAGAATATAGGGGCGGTGTGCCGATTGTTTATCTCAATGATGGAACTGGTAGTTTAACAAGTGTTGATATTAGCGAATGGCCCACATTCTCACAAGAAGTAGATACTGCTGGATTTATGCATGATATTGACAATAATGGCACCACAGATCTCATTATTCACACCCTAAGTACCCATCAAGTTAGGGCAGATATAGAGATTTATACCACAAATAGTGGCATTTAGTGGTTGACAAAACACAGATATTTGCTATAATATACGCATAATTTGTAAAAAAGGTAGGAGTTTTTATGCAAACATTAGTAATCCATACACAACACAAAGAAAACTACGGTGCTCACGACTGGAATGGTGAGGGTGAATGTCCTCAGTATTGGAAGTTCAAGGGCGGTAGCACTTACTTTGTGACTGACCTAACTGGTAAGCAGATCAACAAGATCGCCCAGCATGGTATTCCTACCCTCTCAGCAATGATTGAGAGTAGCAATGAAAGTTTCGAAGAATATATCCTGGATTGGGAAATCCGTGACCTTGGTAAAAATGGCGACGGCAAAGGTCCTATTTGCGAACCATGGGAAACTCCAGTAGAGTTTTACTGGAAGATGGACCGTTGGTTATGTCGTACCCATCACACTCCCAATCCTGAATATAGCCATTGGAACCGTGCCATTATTGGCAAGGCAGAGCAATGGATTCCGTTAGAAGAAAACGGACGTTCAGACTACCAATGTCAGTATAAGACTGCTAATGGTTGGTTTGATTCAAGCTCTGATCAACTCAAAGCAGAAATACAAGGAGCGGCGTAATGAAGTTTACTTTAAATTTAACACACCTAGCAACAAATATACCTGCTAGTGAACCACTTTCAAGTCTAGAGGCTATGTGGTGGTTGGCAAGTTTAGCCGCTGACGATTCTAGAAACCATGTTAACAGTTATTTTTTAGAAGACAGGGTTTTTAGAAGTGTTTCCAGTAGGACTGGTATCGAATATGATGACGGCAATTGGGAAATAGACGGGGTAGTTTCTGGTTGACAAATCCTATAATTTTGCTATAATACATGTATAGTTTAAATAAAAAGGTAGGAGTTTTTATGAACCCATGTAACATTATACAACAACTAGAAAGCGATAACAGTTCTCTAGCCAAGCAACAAATACTTAAAGACAACATTGACAATGCAGAATTTATTGCAGGGTCTACAATGTGTCTTGATCCTCTTGTAACTTTTGGCGTTAAGCAAGTGCCAACAACAGACACTATGGGACCAGGAGTTAGTTGGGATTTATTTAAGTCATTAGCAGACAAATTAATTGCTAGAGACCTAACAGGACATGCGGCAAGAGATGCCATTCAAACACTAGCAGACCATAGCACTATCGACCAATGGAACGATTGGTACCGTAGGATTCTTATCAAAGACCTACGTTGTGGTACTGGTGCTAAACTGTTCAACAAAGTACAAAAAGATACTATTCCTCTATTTGGTTGTATGTTAGCACATGATGGTGCTAAACATCCTAAAAAGATTGTAGGCGAATGCTTTATTGAATACAAGTATGATGGAGTAAGAGTTATTGCTATTGTGCAAAACGGTGATGCTACATTGTATTCACGTAATGGTAAGTTACTAGAAAACTTCCCACACATCAATGAAGCACTAAGCAGATCAGAGTTTGAAGGCTTAGTATTTGATGGCGAAGTAATGAGCGAAGATTTTCAAACATTGATGAGACAAGTACACAGAAAAGAGGGTGCTCAAACTGAAGATTCATATCTAGCAGTATTTGACATGCTCACACTTGAAGAGTTTAACGCAGGTGGAACAGAGCATGGTGCTATGTTTAGACGCCAACGTATACTAGACATTAGCAGTAACTTTAACAGCAGAATACAGTTAGTTGATGCAACAGTTGTAGACTTAGACACAGACGAAGGGCAGGTACAGTTCAAAGATATGAACAAACTTGCGTTAGCCGAAGGCTATGAGGGTCTAATGATAAAGCCTATCAATGATCCGTACAAGTGCAAACGTTCACATGCTTGGTTAAAGATCAAGCCGTTCATTGAGGTAACACTTGAAGTAGTAGGCGTTGAAGAAGGCACAGGCAAAAACGAAGGCATGTTAGGTGCTCTTGTTGTTGCTGGTAATGACGATGGCAAAGACTTTCATCTAAATGTTGGTAGTGGCTTAACTGATGACATGCGTAAAGATGTATGGGCAGTTAAAGATGCTGTAATCGGACAGTTAGTTGAGATTAGAGCTGATGCGGCAACACAAAGTCAAGACGCTGATGACATTTGGAGCCTTAGGTTCCCAAGGTTTAAGACCTTTAGAGGATTTGAACTAGGAGAAAAGTTGTAATGGCTTGGCAGAAAGATTTTTTAGTTGAGGAGAAACCTCATATGGATGGTACTTGGGGAGGAACCCACAGAGTCTATGCTTTCCCTAACGGCTATGGAGCAAGTGTTATACCAGAGTATAAAGATATAACAACCAGAGACGGTAGGTTTCGTAGAACGCCTATCAAGGGTAGTTGGGAAGTAGCAGTTCTATTTGAAGACGAACTTTGTTATACAACACCTCTTACTAGTGATGTTATTCGCAGACTCAATGACCCACAAGTAGATGATATCCTGATTAAAATACGCAATCTAAATAGTTAGGTAAATATGGGTATGGACCAAAAAATACTCGATATTCTCGGCAGAGAAAAAAACAGACAAGATAATTCAATAGAACTCATAGCAAGTGAAAACTATGCCAGTGAGGCAGTGATGGAACTAAGCGGAAGTATATTTACAAATAAGTATGCTGAAGGTTATCCAGGAAAACGTTACTATAATGGTTGCGACCACATGGACGAAATTGAGTCTATGGCTATAGAAGAAGTTACTAAACTGTTTGGTTGTAACTTTGCTAATGTACAACCACATTGCGGAGCAAATGCCAATACGGCAGTTTACCAAGCATTCTTAGAACCAGGTGATAAGATACTAGGCATGGACTTAGCAAGTGGTGGACATTTGAGCCACGGGTCACCACCTAACATTTCAGGTAAAATTTACCAAGCATATCATTATGGCGTAGATGCCGAAGGGTTATTAGATTACGATGCTATAATGGACCAAGCAAAAGAAGTACGACCACAGATGATTGTTGCTGGTGCTAGTGCATACCCAAGACAAATAGATTGGGCAAAGTTTAGAATTATAGCAGATGAAGTAAATGCTTTACTTCTAGTTGATATGGCACACTACAGCGGTCTTATAGCAGGTAAATGCTACGATAGTCCTATTCAGTATGCTGATGTAGTAACAAGTACAACACACAAGACGCTACGCGGTCCTAGGGGCGGTATTATACTGTGGAACAAAGAAGAATACAGTAGACGTATTAATAGTGCAATCTTCCCAGGCACACAAGGTGGCCCATTAATGAATATGATTGCCGCTAAAGCACAATGTTTTGTTGAAGCAAATTCTTCTGCATTTGGCATGTATGCAAATGATGTATTAGTAAATGCTAGAGCATTTGCAGAACAACTTACAGCAAATGGATTTGAATGCTTGACAGGAGGCACAGATTCGCATATAATATTACTTGACTTAACAAACAGAGGAATGAGCGGTAAGTCCGCGGCAAACTTATTAGAGATGAATGGTATAACAGTTAACAAAAATGGTATACCAAACGACCCTAGGAGTTTTACAGAAACAAGTGGTATCAGGTTAGGTACTGCGGCTGAAACAACTAAAGGCCACGACACTCAATGGTTTAGAAATTTAGCAGATGAGATTGCTGATATTATATAATGAAAAAGAAAGAAGAAATGTTAGTAATCACAATGGAAGAATGTGGTGAACTAATACAAGCATGTAGCAAGATGATACGTTTTGATGAGCCATGCGACACAAAGCAGTTACAAGAAGAAATAGGTGACGTTATGTGTATGATAGAAATACTTAAAGATGGCGGGCTCGTAACAGATGAACAAATACAAAAACGTGTAGCAGTTAAAAAAGAAAAACTAATGAAGTGGAGTTTATTGTTTAGTGAAGATTGATTTTGATGTAGATATCGATATGGCTAATAGAGATGATCTATTGCGTCTCATTAATCATACACCTGCAAGTATTTGTAAAGATGGCAATTACAATAAGCACAACACAGGTGTATATTTACAAAACATTCCTTTCTTTCCAGTAGAAGGTTTTAGTACAATAGATCACAAACAAGCAGAAGAGGACGGATGGTTTAAATTAGACGTACTCAATAACAGCATATATAAAGATGTTAAAGATGAAGCACACTTAGATAGACTGTTAGCAACAGAGCCTATGTGGGAATTGTTTGAACACGAAGAAGTTGTAGAAAAATTATTCCACATTAATAATCATTATGATATTGTTAAACAGCATTTGCCTACAAGTGTTGAACAACTAGCAATGATTCTTGCACTGATAAGACCGGGTAAAAGATACTTGGTTGGTAAAAGTTGGGAAGAAATAGAAGCAAGTGTTTGGACTAAAACACAAAATGATACTTATTTCTTTAAAAAGTCTCACTCATATTCTTATGCTGTGGCAATTATTGTGCAACTTAATTTGTTGTGTGAAGGTTAGTTAGTCTGTCTTTCTAACTAGTTGAATAGAACGTCTCTTAACTCTTTTCTTAATTAAATTCTGTAGACTAGTAACAGGTCCGAACAAAATTTCTACGTCTTTCATTGCAAAAGTTTTTAAGAAAGGATAAAACGGTTTCATCTCATGATGTAAAAACACATCGATAGGTAGCATACGATTAGATTCCCACCACCAAATATTGCCAAGTTCTAAAAACTCACGTTTTAAATCTTTACTTCCGATCATATCGGCATCATAAAATGTAAGTATCTGGTTATCAGTGTTTACCACTATTCCAACATACTCGTTGCCAGCATATTTAATGCCTGTTAAAAATTCGATTTCGGTAGTTATTTCTGTCATGCAACTGTATTTACCAAATACAAAAACAGATAAATACAGTTATGAGCAACTTTACAGCAAAATTGTATTCTTTTGACACTATAGTGGATTTAGTGGCAACAGATACACAAATTATTTTGGATAACAGACCTATGAACAATAGAAAATTAAAAGTCCATAAGGGTGTTAACAACGAATTACTTTTTAGCATCACAAATAAGGACAGAAAAAAAACAAACGTTTTTGCAGACAACTTGTATGCATATATCGTCGCACCAACAAACAAAGGAAGGCTAGTCACTAAGCAATTAGTACATACGTCAGATGTTGGTGTTGTAAAACTAGTATTAACAGACGGTGATCTACAGAATGTTAAGAAAGGGTTATATCATATGCACATTGTTAAGAATGATCAAAACGACCAAACCTACCTACCTTTGTACAGTGATCAACAAGGCAATGCTAGAATTGAAATAGAAGTAACAGACCAAGTAGTTCAAGATCCAGTTGCAACGCAAGAAGACCTTACATTCTTACAAACTGCAGATACTGATACTGGTGCTGATGCAAATGTTTATGTTTCTAATGCTATGTATGGTAACCTAGAAAAGAATTTTCAAAATTGTCAGCATACTGTAGCAGTATATCCTGCGTCTGCATACACAGGACAAGTAACAGTCCAGGCAAGCCTAATTGCAGGTGTACCAAATTCGGATGATACAAGCAACGATTGGTTTGATGTAAAACATATTGATATGACTGCAAACACAAAAATTAGAACTGAAACTTTTACTGTCAGTGCTAATTGGATTAGAGTAGTTAGTAAGCCAACTGTGAGTGATACAACTGCTAATTTAACTAAAGTTTTATTAAGAAACTAGTTGACATTTACATTAACTATGCTATAATAACGCATGGTCGAACACATTGTAGAATCTGTACATAGGTTATTATTAGATAACTTACCCGTTAGAACGAATACTACTCCAAGTGGTTGGAGGACGTTTGATTGTCCTATGTGTTCTGATACAAGAAAACGTGCAGGTATTATTACTGGCGGTCCTAAAATAAGTTATCATTGTTTCAATTGTAGTTATACTACAGGCTGGAGCCCTACTCCTCACTTAGGAAGAAAGTACAGAGAACTAGCAGACAGGTTAGGTGCAGATTCTAAGACAATACATGACGTACAGATATCGCTTATGCAGAATAGTGAACTTTTACAAGACACTGACACAAACGATTATGTCTATAACTTCAAAGCATTTGAAACAATTGAACTTCCAGAAAACACAGAAATGGTCGAATCATTACCTGACGGCAATCCGTTGAAAGAGTATGCCAGAGACAGAGGCATACTAGGTATGTATCCGCTACTGCATATAAATGACTTACCAAACAGAAAGAGAATAGTTGTTCCGTTTACATATAACAGCGAACTAATAGGTTGGACAGCAAGACATATTGCACCACCAGATAAAGAGACACCTAAGTACTTACATAATATGCCAAGTGGATATGTGTTTAACATTGATGCATTTGCAAACAACGATAGAGAGATTGTTATTGTTACTGAAGGAGTGTTTGATGCTATTATGATTGATGGCATTGCTGTACAAGGCAATCATGTAACACCAGAACAAGCACACTTAATTGACAAGTTAGGAAAACGTGTTATAGTATGTCCTGATAAAGATGAAGCAGGTATTGAGTTAGTAGAACAGGCAGTTGTTTTAGGTTGGGAAGTAAGTTTTCCAGACTGGCACACAGACTGTAAAGATGCCGCAGATGCTGTACTTAGGTATGGTAGACTTGCAACAATAAACAGCATTATAAAAAATGCAACAAGTAACAAGATCAAGATTCAAGTAAAATCTAAGATGTTTTAACTAAGTAACTTAAAAGGAAAGTAATAAATATGGCACAAAATTTATATGTTGATGGTACAGAGATGACACGAGGAGAGTTTTCTTGGGCAAATGTAGTAGCAACAAGTTTTGATGGTTTCCACAATATGGCTGAGCCATATAATAGTTCCGAAAGAATATTACAATCCTTTTTTAATTTTATCAATGAAATAGGTGCTTTTGATGAAGAAGAATTTGTGAGAGATGTTAGAAACAATGTATTCATTATAGAATTTCCTAATCCTTATAATCAAACACTTTGGATTCCAGAGTACGGCACACATGTAAATGTATGCGGTGATACTGGTAATCAATGGATAGCAGATGAGGAACTAAGGGCAAATCCTACAGAACATTTTTTAGAACTAGTAAAACGTCAACATTTAAAATTAAATGCATGGACAGATTTACGTGGAGATACTGAAGTATATAACGATCAAGCAAAAGCAATTAACACAATAGCATTGTTTACTAGAGCATATCATTGTGTTGCTAGAATAATTGTTAGAGAAACATCACACTTGCCAGATGGTGATGTGTTAAGAAGTGTGTATCACCCATATATGACAACAAAGACACATTGGTATTTGAATATGCCGTCTAGTGTGTTATCTGAACATCATATGAGTGGAACATCGCCTACAGAAGAAGGACAAAAAGTATTTGGTAGGAATGTTGCTAAACGTTTAACCAGAGAAAACATTGTGGCTAAAAAATGAGTGAAATAAAAGAATACAACGAAGATATACAAAGACTGTTTATACAGTTTTTAATCAGTGATCATGATCTATTTGCAAGATGTCAAAACATTGTAAATGCAGATGCATTCAGTAGAAAGTTTAGACCTACTGTTGATTTGCTGATATCTCATAGCAAAGATTATAATTCTATGCCTAACCTTGAGCAAATAAATGCAGTAGGTGGTATAGGATTTGAAGAAATACAAAACATAACACCAGAGCATCAAACTTGGTTTATGGATGAGTTTGAAACTTTTTGCAGACACAAAGCAATGGAAACTGCAATCATTGAAAGCACGGACTTATTAGAGAAACAGGACTATGGAACTGTTGAACAAAAAATTAGAGGTGCAATGGAAGTAAGTCTTGTTAAAGACTTAGGACTAGACTACTTTGAAAATCCAAAAGAAAGATTAGAATGGATCAAGAAACAAAGTGGTGCAGTTAGCACAGGTTGGAAAGGAATAGATCAAAAGTTATATGGCGGACTAAACAGAGGAGAGATAACAATCTTTGCTGGTGGTTCAGGTGCTGGTAAGAGTTTGTTCTTACAAAACTTTGGTGTAAACTGGAGTTTAGCAGGACTTAATGTTGTATATGTTAGTTTAGAACTTAGTGAACAGTTAATTAGTATGCGTTTAGATGGCATGGTTAGTGAATATGCCGCTAAAGATATTATGAAAAATATTGACGACGTAGATTTAAAAGTGCGTATGAAAGGCAAAAAAGCAGGTAAGTTTAGAGTTAAGTATATGAGTAGTGGTATTACTACTAACGATCTTAGAGCATTTTTGCGAGAGTATGAGATACAATCGGGTGTTAAAGTAGACTGTTTATTGGTTGACTACTTAGACTTAATGATGCCTATAAGCGGAAAGATTAGTGCAGAAAACACATTTATTAAAGATAAATTTGTATCTGAGGAGTTGCGTAACTTAGCACAAGAACGAGAGTTGCTAATGGTTACAGCATCGCAGTTAAACAGAAGTGCTGTAGAAGAAATAGAATTTGACCATCACCATATTGCAGGTGGTATCAGTAAAATACAAACAGCAGATAATGTTGTGGGTATATTTACAAGTAATGCTATGCGAGAACGTGGCAGATATCAAATACAGTTTATGAAAACACGTTCTAGTAGTGGTGTTGGTAGTAAAGTAGACTTAAAATTTAATCCAGACACATTGCGTATCGAGGATTTAGACGAAGGCGACGAAGATACACTCACAATGACTACTAATACTTTAGTAGATCAACTCAAACGGACCAGCACAATTAACTCTGATGACTCGTCTGCACAGGATGTTGTAGAAGCAGGCCTACAGTTAAGAGACTTTCTGAAAAGTAAAAAGTGATAAATACTCATAGTAATATCACAAAGGAATGACATGCGTAAAACAAGAAGCATTTTAGAAGAATTAAATTCTATATCTGTTGACAGGTCAAAAGACTATGTTGTAGAGAATCGTGGCGAGCATGTTATTAATAGTGCAATTAACCTTATAGAGCAAATTGAAACCAATTATGATGACAAGATTGCTAAGGATTTAACTAATAGACTTATTAATAGTATTCGTAGTAAGGATACTAAAAAGTTTTCCCGTGGTATTAAAAAAGTTATAAAAGAATCTCAAGGGAAACATAATGAAAATTTCGGAAGTAGTTCAACAGAATAAGATTGTTGCTGAAGCAGAGCCTAGAGAGCCAGGTTGGCTCGAAAGAGCAGGTGATGTATACCGAACCATTGCAGGCGGTCAGTTCTTTGACAAAGTAAAAGCCACCCTTGGTGCAAACTTTGGTAATGAAAAAGCCAGATTAGAATACAACAACATAGTAATGAGCGGCGCATTAGTGCAAAGTTTTCTAGCAATTACTTCTGCAGGTGGTAATAAAAATCCAAATTCAGAAGACCTAGCACAGTTTTTAATTGATGCAGATATCAATCCAGATGCTATACAGATGGCATTTCAAAAAGTTACTCCAGGCAAAGCACCAGACCCTGAACCTGAATCTTCTGCTAATTCAATGGACCCTAATATAGACTACGATAAACCTGCATATCAAAGAAAAGCAGAAAAAGACAAAGAACAAGGGCAACAACCCGCTCCAGAGAGACCTAAGCAAAATCCTAGTTTTGACGGGGGAATTTTAGATGCAAACGGCAGGCTAATGCAACCTGAATCTGTAATTTACGAAGAAAACAAAGTTTTAAATAAAAAAGAAATATTAGGAATTGTTAAACAAGCAGTAACTAATGCTAGTGCTAAAGGAAGATTTAATAGCATAAGTATTCCTGCAAGTGCTAGAAATCCAGAACTTACAGCAAAACAGTTAGTACAGGCAGTCGCTAATGGCCAAAAACAAGATGCTACAGGTACTACAGGCCCAGGCGATGCTGAAGTTTATCAAGCAGTAAAAAATATAAAATCTATGAGTCCAGAACAAAGGGCTCAATTAACAAAAGAACTACAGGCTTAAACACTATGCGTTTAATGGAAGTCACTCAACAAAGGATTGACACTATCAATGAAAGTGGTAGTATGTCTGGCGTTGGTGCTATACATATCTCTGAAATAGAGCCTACATTAGATTATTTAGAAAAATCTTTGGGCATGGACTTAAAAAATAACGTACTAGGTTCCGTAGGTAAAAAAGAATTTTCAGGAGATATAGATGTTGCAATTGATGTCGAGCCTGAAGCAATGCCTGAACTATTAGACAAATTAAAAATAAATCCAGATATCATAGACATTGCTAAAAGTAGTGTGATTATGACAAAGGTTAAAATTGCCAAGTTTGATGCAAACAAAACATGTGATAGAGCAAGGACAGGATATGTGCAACTAGACTTTATGCCAGGGAATCCGGGTTGGATGAAAACATATTATCATTCTCCTGCAGACGGTGAAAGTCAATACAAGGGTGTGTTTAGAAACATTTTGTTAGCAGTCATATGTGCATTATATGATAGAAAAGATTCTGCAGAACAAACAGAAGATGGCAGAAGTTTACAATCAGAGCAATACTTATTTTCACCCACAAAAGGTTTAGTCAGAGTTAGAAGAAATCCTGTGCCTAAAAAGAACGGCGAAGGTTACACTAAACAAAATAACAATGTTATTATAGACGGTCCTTGGTTAACACCAGATGAAATAGTAAAGGTATTAGGACTTGATAAGAAAGAAGATTTAAACAGTTACGAAAGTTTAAAAAGTGCAATAGAACAAAACTATCCAGCAGAACTCACAGCAAAGATACTAGACAGTTTTGCTAACAACAAGCAAGTACAAGACATCGGTGTTCCATCAGATTTACAAATACAAGAAGATGTATTAATGTACATGAGGAAACTGTCGTGAGATTTAGAGAAATAAAAACACTCATGGAAGCCGCAAGGATACAACATGCGGAAGATGTGATCTTTTGGGAAGGCTCTAAGGGTGCTATGCGAGTGGTTAATAGTCTCAAAAGTTTGGAGAAGAACGGTCACAAGGACGTGACAATTAAATGGGACGGCATGCCTGCAGTTATATTTGGAAGAACGCCAGATGGACAATTTGTGTTCACAGACAAAAGTGGATGGAGTGCAAAAGGCTATAACGGTAAAACAACTTCAGCAGAAGAAGTTAAGAATATGTTTTTATCACGTAGCGGCGGTGCAAAAAGAGAAGACCCTGCACAAATAGAATTTGCTAATACTATGGCAGACTTATTTAATCAGTTTGAATTAATTGTTCCTGATGATTACTCAGGATTTTTTAAGGGAGACTTGTTGTACAGTCAAACACCACCAGTTGTAAATAACAATTTTGTGTTTGAGCCTAATATTGTTGAATACGCAGTAGATGTGCAATCAGAATTAGGACAAAAAATTAGACAAAGTAATGCAGGTATAGTTATACATAGAATGATAGATGAACAAGGTAATGAAACACCTTTACAGGACTATGATATATTTACAGGTAACAATGTATTAGTTGTTCCGCCTATTAGTGTTGAGAGTCCTGCACAAAAGATTAGTCCCGCACTTAACAAATTAGAAGAACTTGTAACAAAAAATGCTACATTAATAGATGAGCTATTGAATCCAACAGAACTTTCGATGCTTAAAATGACAGACTTTCCACAGATACTGTATAGGTATATAAACTCTAAAGTAGATACAGGACTTGATGGGTTAGGCATAGACTTTATAGATTGGCTACAAACATCTAATGTAAGCGGTGTTAAGCAACAACGTATTTCAGATTATATACAAAAGCATGGCAGAGCGTATGCGGCAATGTGGAAAACAGTTTCATCGATTATGCAAGTAAAAGACAAAATTATATCTCAGTTTGAGAACCAAGGTGGCGATATACAACAACGTATTACAGGGCACACCACAAACAGTGGCGAAGGATATGTATTAGCACATCCTGAAGGTGATATTAAGTTAGTGCCGAGAGCAACATTTAGTGCGGCAAACAGGGCGGTATCCAGATAATGGAGTTAACACTAGTAAATCAAGAGTTAGCAGAAGCAAGACTGTTTAGATATTCTAGAAGTTTTGGTGCTTTTACAGGAAGACAAGTCGCTGACTTAATGTTTCTAAATACATTAGTATTACAATTATTGTTTTTAGACGATAAAACAGTTAAGAAAGCAATGAGTTATGCAAAACTAACAGCATCTTATGGTTCATTTTCTTTATTTAGAACAGCGGCAACAGACTTATATTTGTTGGCTTATGCTTTAAATTATCCAGATAATAGAAACATGAAATTTTCAAAGCACGTTGAAAGTTTATCATTTCTAAAAACACTACAGTTTGATCACAAGATGTTTTTAAGGTATATGCGTATGGTTGCTCAAGCACATAATGATAAGCAATATGCAACTACATATTTTTACAGATTAGAAACACAACTTAAAATACGTGATTCTCGTTACAAAAGGTGGCGAAGATTGATAAGTACATATAGTACTTTAAAATTTGCACAAAAGAATGCCTTGATTGCTCAAATATTATTTGAAATCAAAAGGCAAGGTGGCGGAGCAGGTAGAGGTTCAGAGCTTGTTCCTGCATTAGAACCATTCCTCAAAAAGAGAGGTTATAGCAATTCTGATAGTCAGTTACAAAAGCAAGTTGATAAAGCAAACAGCACATCTTTTGCTAAAAGAGCCGCAGGTACTGTAGCAGGTGCTATAGCAGGTAAATATGCAGTAGATAAATTTGCAAAAGCAAAACCATCTACACAAAAGAAGATAGGCACAGGTATAGGAGCAATAGCAGGTTACTGGGCTAGTGGAAGGAAGAAACAAAAATGAAAATATTTGAAATAATAAACGAGTTAGACGGAAAGGATGTTGATCTTAAACCAGATACTGGACGTAATTTTTCAAGTGGTGGACAAAGTTCAGAGATAAACCAAAACGACCTAAGAGATATGAAAATTGCATATAGAAAAAATCCACAGTTTGTGGCATTAGTTATGCAAGGACTAGCACAACCTCATATTAAAACAGTTGCTCAAGCAGTACAATGGGCACAGAACGAAGTAGTAGCAGGCAATGACGCTAAACCATCCGATACTAAATTACCAACATCAGGACCTGCTAAACAAAATCCTCGATGGTGGGACGATGCTCAACTTAGTGTTAGCAAGTCTAAAAATAAAGATTTTGGCAAGAATTATAGTTCAAGCGGCAGTAAACGAGGTAAACTTAGCGATCTTATTCCAGGCATGGATAAGGTAAAAGACAAAATTGCTGATTTAAAAAATTATACAAAAAATAAAACAGGTTTTGACATAGACGGTGCTGATAGCAGTTCTAGTAGAGCCGCTGATTACTTAAAAGGCAAATAAGCCACTACATATTACATACTCACCGTATGTAAGATAAGTATTAGCATGCCTTTATTTGATGACCCACTTATTATAAACGATCACATCTTAGAAATGAGTTCCACTCAGTCTATGTTTGGTAACTTTGAAATTCCAATGGAAGTTGCTAACGCAAGACAAGGAAAACTTATAACAACATCCACTCCAGGTTTTGAAAAATCAAGAGAGTTTTTTAACTACGAATGGTTCTATTCATTTAACACTGAGTTCTTTGAACAAGACGACAATGTGCTTTGGGCAGGTAGTTGCATAGTGCAAGACTTTGCAAGTTTATTTGAGAAGAAGGGTTGGACAACTAATAGAGTGTTTAGATATGGGCAAGGGGTGTTTAATATGAAAACTCTTGCAATGCATTTGAGGTGGTTGTTTGAAGAAGATTCGTTGTACAACGAAGATATATGGGAAGGCTATAATGCCAAAGAGTTTAAATTAGGCAAAAGAGACAGAGGCTTTTTGCTTGAAAAAATGCTTAACTTTGATAAGGTTGTATTGTTTAGTGGAACCACAGACATATATTACGATGAAGTAACAGGGCAAGACCTACATGCGGCACCTATACTAAAATATCTTGACCCAGCAAGGCATAAAGTTCGTAGAATGTCACATGACGAAGTGTTGCAATCACACAAAGAGGTGTTAGAACTAGTACACAAACATATATGTAAAGATGTATTGTTTATACTAAGCCCATTTGGATTTGCTAGCCAGTCGTTTGAAAACGACCATCCACCTTTACCATTATCGTTGGTTGCTAAATCAAGTATTCGTATTGCTGTAGAAGAGACTATGCGAGAAAATTACTTTCCTCTGTACGAAATGATACAAGAATACTTTACAGAATACAGAGACAAAGGTTTACATATACATAACGACATTATTCAAGCAATGATTGAAATATTAGGTACATGGTATGGCGACTTTAGAGATGCAAGAACTAAGTCCGAAGTAATGAAAGACTTCCAAGTTACAAGAAAAGCATTTGTTCAACGGGCATTACTTAATAAGTCTCTACCTAAAGAGGAAGTATACATGCCACAAACAACAAGATCCAAAGACGTCCCTTTCTAGACTCCAAAACAATATTGTAAAAACTGATAAATAGTGTAAGCAAGTACATTAATGTCTTGCTATGGAGACACACATGGCGTTAACAAGAAGCGGAGCAATGAATAACCAGGAAGTTTTATCTGGTAATATAGAGTTTTATTCATTGTTTACATCATTAGATATTACCAGAACAGGTGATTTTAGTGATAACACACAAAAAGACTTTGAGAGTATAGTACAAGTAATAGGATTAAGGGCAATGCCTGTAGTAATGAACAATCCTGTTGCATTAAGTGGAGTAGGTGCATTAGTATTAGAAGGTTACGGTGCTCCAACACTAACAGGAGCAGGTTGGATTTTTAAATTTGCTTTTGAACGTGAAGGCGTTCATACTATAGATACTCTCAGAGATGAATTAAATGGGATAGTACTGAACGGTGGTACAATAGATACGAAGGATTCTGTAAATATGGAATTCTCCAAACAAGATTTATTATAAGAGATAAACAATGGCTAGGAAAAAAGTAGAAACTAAAGAAATACCACAACCGGAACAATATATCCAGGAAGGCGGTGTAGAAGCACATATTATTGCAGATATGCTGAGGATAGAAAGTATCACTACAGAACTCAGAGAGTTTAAAGAAGATACAAAATCAAGGTTTGATAAATTAGAAGGCTGGATTGTTGCAATAGTAGGTATTACAATTACTACATTATTAGCCACTGTAGGAACATTAATAGGAAGTATGTTATGAAAATAGTAGAAGTTGCAGGTCCAGATAAATGCTGGCCCGGACATAAGAAAGTTGGCACTCAGCCAGGAACAGGAAAGAACAAAGGCAAACGTGTAAACAAGTGTAAAAAAATTGAATCTGTCAAGGAAGAAGAGATTACTTTAGAGGATACACAAGACTTCCACGAGGAATTTGGTGTTCTAGGATATAGCGAGTGCGACGAAGACGTATTTGAAGCAGAGTATCAAGGACGTAAAGTTAAACTAAACAAGCCTATGCAAGGTGACGTTAAAAAGTTTAAAGTATATGTCAAAGATCCAAAGACAGGTAATGTTAAAAAAGTAAACTTTGGACACGGCGGTACAAGTGCTAAGGGTAAGTCAATGCGTATTAGGAAATCTAATCCTAAAGCAAGAAAAAGTTTTAGAGCAAGACATAATTGTGCTAATCCAGGACCAAAAACAAAAGCACGTTACTGGTCATGCAGGAAATGGTAGATGAGAATCAACGAAGTCGACGATACAGAAATATTTGAAGCCAGACTTGTTTGGCGTAAAATGGGTAAAACAGTAAAACGTGCTGTTCGATGTACTAGTGGTAGACGTAAAGGTAGAGTTGTATCTAAGCCTAGCCAATGTGGTGCACCAATAGACTTCAAAAAACGATTAACACTTAAAAAAACAAAAGCAAAATTTGGTGCCAGGATAGCTCGTAAGGCGAGAAGATCTAAAAAATACAATCCTATAAGTAGGAGGGTAGCATCACTTAATAAATCAGTTAGGTTTAAGCCTACAAGAAAAACTAAATCAACATCAAACAGATTCCCAAATAGGAAAAAGTAAATGAAATTTAACGATGTACAGACTCTTGAGTCGTTATTAAAAAAATTGAATGAGTACGGGAATACATCAGGCAGTCCATCATATAGTGCTGGCGGAACTAGTTCTACAAAAAGCTCACCTACTACATCGCAATCATCTACTAGTGTAACAAAGCAATCAACAAGTCCTACAGCAAATGGTACCAAACCACCTGAGCCTAAATTAGTCAAAGTAACAGCAAAAGATCTTGACGATGGGTCAGAGTTTAAAGACAATAAAGGAAACGTACAAGGAAAGGTTGTAAGTAAAGTAGGTATGTTGCCAAAACCTGATAGAGTTGTTGTACAAACTACTGACAATGAATATCATTTATATGATCCTAAAATGGAAGTAATGGTAGATGAACATATAGGTCATGACATCCTTGATAAAATGACTATTAAGAAAAGCCATAAGAAAAACTCATTAAAAAGACGAATTAAAAAACTTACAAGAAAACGTTTAGGTGAAGCACCTCTTTGTGAGATTAACTTTAACAGAAAAGAAATTGTTACAGACGCATTAGACTCACCTGTTAGATGTGGCTTTGAAGCGGAAACTTCATGGGACGGTATCTCTGGCAGTAGCGGCGAAGATGTTAACGATATGGGCTGGGACGAAGTATCTGATTCTGTATATGTATCAAGTAGCGACAATGATTATATTATGGAAGGCTTTTCAGAGTATGTAAGAGAAAACTTAGTACCTGATTACTACGACGATGTAATGGCAAGGTACATGGAAAATGAACGTGATGAAGATTCATCGTATACACGTTTTATGGAAGAAGGCTCAGACGCACCTACAATAGATGCTGTAGAAGAATACAGAGATAATTTTAAACATGAAGATCCTAACGAATATGAAAACCGTGAAGAAGACGGTTGGGAAAAAATAAACTGGATAAGAGAATACATTGACGAAGAATACGAAGATCAATACTTAGACTTTATACGAGAATATTTAGACGACGACGGTGAGGTTTATCAAGAAGCATATGAAGAAGCAGAAAGAGAAACATCAATAGACGAATGGATAGGTAATGAATTTTACAGTATGTCAAATTTCTTAGACGACTATGGTATTGATTATTCAGAACTAAATGGTGAAGGTGGATTGCATGAGATTGCAGACCTATTATCTGAATGGCAAAAACAAAACAGTAAATTTTCACAGTATCCAGAAGTAGGCGATTATGATAACACTTCAGGTGATGCAGAAAATTGGGCAGTTGAAACAGATAGTAGTATTGACTCATCCGGACAAGGTGCAGAAATTATTTCCCCAGTCTATGAGACTCCAAGAGAGATGCTTGAAGAACTAAAAAGTTTTTGTGAATGGTTAGAGGAAAAAGGAGCAGACACAAACAGTTCAACAGGCTTACATGTTACTATGAGCTGGTACGGAGAAAATCCTAAGTTCACTCAAGATGAAGACGACGAATTTTGGGGTAGCAAAGGCGGACCAAATAAATTAAAAATGGCATCACTACTAGGTGACACTTATCTATTACAAACATTTGGTAGAGAAAACAATTCTTATACAAAACAACAAAGTAAGAATATAAAAAGAAAAGCCAACGATGCACGGAAATTTTCAGGCAAAGGCACAGAAGGATTTTCAGATATCGAAAGAGAATTAGCAAAAGGTATAGACGGTGGTAAATTTAATAGTATTAACTTCAAGGGTCAGATTGATAGCAAAACAAAAACCAACCTCATAGAGTTTAGAATAGGTGGCGGTGATGATTATCATTTAGACATGCCTAAGATTGTTAAAGCAGTTATACGTTATGCAACGGTAATGAAAGCAGGTTATACTGATGCGTTTAATAAAGACTATGCAAATGCTATACACAGAATAGTTCACGGCGCCGGAAAAATTAGTCGAGCAGATATGAACATTGGCTCAGACGTTAACGAGCCACTATTAGATTTGTTTAAGAGTATGATAAGCAAGGATAACTATTTTAATGGTGTTACTGCAATAACTAATGCTTACTTGTCTTTATATCAAGTAGGAATAAACGAAGAAGAACCTGAGCCTGATACAAACGCATCTCAACAAGAAGCACAAAAACAATACGTTAAAGGCATGGGATTACTTGCTCTTGATGTAGGATTAGATAGGCACCGAACAAATATTAATGCTAAATCAATAGGCGTTATTCGTAGAAGTTTTAAAGAATTTGATATATCAGAAGATCAATTTACTGATCTTATATTTTCTCGAATAAACCAATACCCAATTCCTACACAAAATGACAGGATAGACCAAAAAGCATCTGTACTTAAAAAAGGTATTGACTCTTTATTTAAGAAAGACATGTTATCAATGCCAAAATTTTTAAACATACCAAAAGCAGAAAGAATTGTTAAAGGTACATGGAATGCAATACACAGCGATGGTTGGTCTAAAGAAGATCAAGAAGAGTTAATAGACAAATTAATAAATCTAACTACACCAGATGTAGCAGATGAAACTAAAAGAAACAATATAAAATATAGCATCATTAATATGATAGAAGATGAAGAGTTTAACAGTTTCTATTCTAACATGACCAGAGGCGGATATAACAGTTCTAATCCTCCAGCACAGCCTGGTGAGATTTACTATGAGAACGAATTTAAAGATCTAATGAAGTTCCTCAATAAGTATAACAATTATTCGCAACCAGTTGCACCTCATTTTAACTCAAACATATCATCCAGCGATACATACTTAGAAAACTACTTAAACTCGTACACAATGAAATTGCGTAAACGTTTCTTACATTTAGAAGAAATCAAAGACGACAACTTCCAGTTATATGTTGAGTCTGTTAAGAAAATAGGGGAACTATCGAGGACGTTACTTAATGCATGGGGAGACCATGAACAAATAGAATTTGACGGAGTACATAATAGATTAGTATTTACTGTTTACGTTAAAGAAAAACTGATAGAGATTTTTAAAGATATTAAAAGTAATGAAATGTCAAATCCAAATTCTGGAAGTGTTTTAAATCGTTTGGGAGATCGTATGACAGATGGTATACGAGATGCACTTGGCAGGTATTATAAAGATATCGAAGGCGGAGATCCTGATAATTTAAAAATTATTGGCCAAACTGGTGATGTTAAAACAGCAGTAAAGCAAAAATTTAAGGCTTTAAAAGATTGGATGCAAGGATTTGATAAAATTGCACAAGAAGTTGGATTTGAAAGCCAAGCAGATGAGATTGCAGGCAAAAATAATATTCCTGGCAGAGAAGATGACTTTGCGAGAAGTGTACAGGAAAGACCACCTATAACATTAAATATACCTGCACATTCTCAGGCATACATGTGGACAGATCTGTACAGAGATTTAACTAATCCAGACTTTACTAAACAGGTTAGAAAATCAAAACAACTAAGAGCTAGATCACAGTTTACAACTAAGTTGAACAGCGGAAAAGTTTTTGTAATTCCATCGGCACATTTCAGCCAGGCTCTAGATGCATATGAAATACAAAAGTATGAAGAGAATCATCGACCATGGAGAGTTAAAGCCGCTCAAAAGGTAATGAAAGAGTTTTATAAAACATACGGAAAAGCATTTAAAGATCTCGTTGATAACCCTGCTGACTATGTTAGTATAAACGGACTGAAGGCTGAATTAAAGAAGGAAGGCATAGCAATATCAACTGAAGGTGATTCTAGAGAACCTAATGTAGAACCATTAGTACCTCATTCAGAGACGTCACAACCAGGAGTAGGAACGCCTCTGTCTACAACAGCCGCCGCGGCTTGGCATGTAAACAACCCAGAGTTATCTAAAAAAGCAGACGCATTAGATAAAAACGCAGACCAACATCGAAATAATACAATATCAACGCCACCAGAAAAAGAGGTTAATTCAGATTATGATAAAGCCAGAGCAGAACATCCAGGCTTCGATAGAATGATGCAACGCGGTATGCAGAATTACTTAGCACGTGGCGAAGTAAATTACCTAGTAGGATTTTTAAACGATCCATTGAAAGATAATGTTTTCAAATCGCATGTTTTAAATACTATAGCAAATCGAGGTGATATGGAAAACGGTCCTTTTGCTACTTTCCAAGATGCATTAGCAGTTACTCGTAGACAAGGTCATGAAAGTGTATTTACTAAATTTAATAAACTGTCATTGCAGGAACAAATAGCAAAGTTAGAAAACATAGATGCAAATAGAATTAGTCAATTACATGGTAAATTTGTTGAAGGAAATTTAAACAGAACTGAACTATCCAAAGACCAATCCAGATTTGATGCTTTTGTTAACAAAATTAATGCAGGAATACCATTTCAAATGACTGATAAAGCCGGCGGCGGCGAAATTGTATTACACCCAGATATGATTAAGGGTGTAACAGTTGCAAGTGATTTACCTGATCCTATAGACATAGATGGCAATAACGTTGCTTGGAACAAATTAGAAAAAACAGCAGAATTTGGTTCTAGGACAGGCGGAGAAAAAGTCTCTAACAAAGGTGAAGTAGCAGAAGGTATATTAGGATGTGCCACATTTGCTAGATTGCTTAAACGACCTATTGCTCCTATCACAGACGGTGATATAAAATCAGTTATGAAAAGATTGCCAACAGACGCACCAGATAAAGGTGGTTGGCATGAGTTAACACTTACTGCTAGAGAAACAGATAATCCTATAGCAGACTTCTTTACACTCACACTTAATCTTAAATCAGATACTTATAAAGATTTTATAAACCCTGAGAAATGGTCTCTGATGAATAATATCAGTAACAATGTTGTAGGATATGTAAATGACAACATGGACAAGTACACAAAACTTTTTGCTAAAAACGGCAAAGTTGATGCTGTAAAAGTAATTGCTGATGGTGTAAGCGGAGAAACAGATACCAAAGTAGATGTATTTTTAACTCACAGTTTAGACGGCGGCCCAGAAAGAACACTACAACATTATGATATGAGTGTTAAAGTAGGTAGTACAAAACAAATGGGACAAGTAGGCGGCGGAAAAACAGCACAAGGTGTATCAACGGAACGTTTCTTTATATTGAAAGAAATGTTTGAAAAATTTGGTGCAGATTTATCTGTAATTGAAAACCAGTTTATGTCTTCAGCAACAATAAATGATGCTTATGTTATTGCATACAGTGAAGCGGCAAAACAAATAAACACTCATCTAACAACTGAAGATAAAGAAGTAGATTGGCTTATGCAATTCTTGAATACTATTAAGTTCTTTGCCACTCTCAATGACGATAGAGTTAAGTTAGTGCAGTTTGAAGATACTTTAAAAGGTGGCTACTATGTGCTAGACTTTAAAAAGTTAGACAGAATGATGGATAAAGACAAAGTTGATCTAGAAGCGGTATTTATAGATGATAAAGCTCAGCCAAAAATTACTATTATTAACACAGTAAATAACAAACCGTTTTTATCTATAAGAAAAAAACAAGCACAAAATGACGGCTACATTAGAAACTACATTGAAAAAGAAAAAGGCTTAGTAGAGTTAATCAAAGTAAGAGGCTCGGGTATGCGTAAGAAAGTTGAAAGTGTCCAAGAAAGAGCTAGTTACGGTGTTTCTCTTGCAAACAAGGAAAAAATCCCTGCAATGATTAAATTAGTAGGTAAACTATTTCGCAAAAAACTTCCAACAGTAGAAGTGCAAAACAAATTAAGACAAGAGTTTAATATTCAAGCCTTCGAAGCAAGGCATGTTATTAGCATGTGGAAAGAATTGAATAGTGTTAAGGAAGGTGCAGTACCTAACAACGATACAATCAGAAAGTTAAAAGAAATTTTTGCAAAACCTTTAATGTCTGATGATATTAAATCACAAATGGATGCGTATATATGTATTCCAGATCCTGCAATGATTAGAGACTTTAGAGCCGCTAGAGCTCAATACGGCGACAATTTTGACATGAGAAGTATTGTTAGAGGTTATGCAAAAGTAAAATTACACAAAACATTACAAAAGCAATTAAGTAAATGAACGAAGAAATAAAAGTAAGAGAACCGCAACTGCCTGTAGAAGGCGAATACACACTTTGTAATAGAGGTGAAGTTGCTGTATATAGAAATGGGAAATGGGTAAGACCGTGAAGCAATCAATATTTGAAGCAATGGTAAGTACATTACCACACAATGTTCAAGGAACACCTGTTCCTAGAGCCGAGATGCCTCAATTAAAAGTGCCAGACTTAGAAAATTATAATACTGTACGAATAGATTTTCCAATAGATAGAATTAAACCAGTACAAACAGAAAGAGTGCCAGGACTAGCAAGAAAGGTTGCTCGAGATTTTGATGGTAAAGACAAACCGTTTATATTAGACAAAGACTACAAACTTGTTAACGGGCATCACAGATATGATGCCGCTAGATTGCTAGGTAAAGAAGTTGTAGATGTAGTTATAATCAGAGATAAAACCTTAGATCAACTAATGGGACTGCATAAAGATACAACAAGCAACACACCAACTATTCAAACTGAAGACGACATGTCTGACTTTCACCGCAAACTAAAAATCGCACTAGAGAAAAGAAACCTTTTCGCTGACGGCGGAGGCGGCGGTGGCGGTGGAGGCGGTGGCGGCGGAGCCGGAGGTGGTGGTGCCGGTGGTGGTGCAGGAGCCGGAGGTGGTGCTGGAGCAGGAGCAGGAGCAAGTGCCGGAGCAGGAGCAAGTGCCGGAGGAGACTCAGGAGGCGACAGCGGTTCATCAGGTAGCAGTGATTCAGGACCAAGTACAGACAGTGGTGATAGTTCGCCAGCACCTGCAAGAGGTTATATGTACTTTGGTTCAATGCCAGCATACAGTAAAAGCAAAAAGAAGAAAAAGAAAAAGAAAAAAACTAGTACTAAATTTGGCAAAGGTGCATCGGTTTATGAAGCACAAGAAAATACTATATATGCAAAATGTGAATTAGAACATATTGTAGATGGTGTCGATAAAGGAAACTTTTTATTCAAGCAAGAACCTGGTAAGCCTGTACTAGTTGTAGGAACAGTTACAGGACTAACACCAGGTAAGCATGGTTTTCATATACATGAATTTGGAGACCTAAGCAATGGCTGTGAAAGTGCAGGCGGACATTATAATCCAGACGGTGTAGATCACGGAGACTTAGATAGCGGACATGCAGGTGACTTAGGTAACATAGTTGCTGATGAAAACGGTATTGCAAAAATAGGAATAGTTTTAAAACGTGTAGACTTACACGGAGATAGAAACATTGTAGGCAGAGCAATAGTTGTTCATGCTGATGAAGATGATTTAGGCAAGGGCGGAGATGAGGAAAGTGCAAAAACAGGTAATGCAGGTGATAGATTAGGTTGTGGTGTTATTAGATTAGCAACATTAAATGAAACCATAGAAGCCGCACAAGATATGAAAGCATTAATGAAAGGCATAGATTCAGACTTAGCACAACGTAAAAAAGACCTCAAAAAGAAAATTAAGGCAAGTGTATACGAAGCACCAATAATTAGACCACAAGATTCATATGATCCAAACGCCAACGATGCATATAATTCTGCAACAAATAGACAACCTCCTAAATATGATTATGATCCTGAGGTAGATTATAGACCAGGTAAAAGTTTAGGTAAAATTCCTAACATACAATCTGAAACAGAAGTAGTACAGATGCCTAATAGAGATTTGTATTTGTTTTATTCTAATACTATGCCTAAATCTACTACACCTGAACAAAAGACAATGTGGCAAAAATTTGTAACAGCAATGTTACACAATCCAAAAGCAAATCAAACTGGTCCTACCAAAGAAAAAAATGTAATAGGTTTTTTAAAATTAAAACCTTTTGAAGATGGTTATAGAGTTGCTGGTGTTGGAATGGATCCTGAAATACGAGGACAAGGCAAAGCAATTAAATTATACATGGCTTTTAGTGCCTGGAAAAGTGTTCCTATATATTCTGACTTTACACAAACGCCTAGTGCTAAAACAATGTGGAATAGTATAATAGGCCGTTATCCTAAAAGAGTTGTTGCATATGATCAACAAAGTAAACAAGATATACCGTTATCTAAAGCAGGTGAGATGTATCAAGACGCACCACCTGACTATAAAAAATTAACTCAATTCGACGTAGCGAAAGCTCATAGTGGCACTAAACTGTTTAAATTATTACCAGAAGGTGTAACAAAGGGCAACTTTGGTGGACTTATATATCCTCGACTACCACATGAAGAAGTGGTAGATGCCATTAGTGAGTGGGAGTACGGTAACACACCTATTGAACTTAGTAATGGATATGTTATAAATGCCAGAGAAGAAGGCTATAACGAAGACGACAATGCTTGGGTATTATTAGACCCACAGGGTAAAATAATTGATGATGGTGAAGGTTCTATTGAAGATGTAATGCAGGACTTTACACCAATAGCAATAGAAGAAAACTTTGCTGACGGTAAAAAGAAAGGCAAAAGTCGTCCAGGTAGAGTAAAACGTTCAGGAGCAAGTTGCAATGGCTCAGTAACTGATCTGCGTAAACGTGCAAAAAATAGCAGTGGTGAGAAAGCAAAAATGTATCACTGGTGTGCTAACATGAAGTCTGGTAAAAAGAAAACTAAAGAAAGTTACTATAGTAGAATGGCAGTTGATAAGATAGAAATGAGACCAAAAGACTTTAATGACAAGTACGGTACAGCAGACGCCTATACTGGCATAGCTCAGCCTCAACAGAAACTAAAACCATCTAAGTGGGAAGTTGGTAACCCAACAGGACCTCATAGCGAAAATGTTTTTATAAACATTCGCACTAATCAAGTATCAGGAGCCACTGCAATAAAACAAATAACTGCTCAATACACACATGACCAAATGGTTAAACCTCTAGAGCAGGGCGGTTTAGGTGCAAGGCAGACAAAGAATACAAGTGATAACAAATACTATATGCCTTATGTGTTATTTGATAAACATGTAAAGTCCGGAAAGATAAAATAGATAAATACAATTATGCTTATAAACGACATTATAACAGAAACAACTTCCGGTGGTATTGCCATTGTTGCTTCACCAATGGGCAAAATGCAAAAGAGACCTAACCCAAGTGTTTTTGCAAAAAGCAAAAAGAGAGTTTCAGAAGATACAGACCCAAAAGCAGATCCAGAAATTGTTGCCAAGTTTGCTAGGGTAAGTGATAAAGACAGATCTTACTATATTATGAAGTGGGCTGAAGAAAAAGGAATTAATAGCGACGATGCTATGTGCCTAGCAGGTTATGTAAGAGATGGATATATAGGCGCAGGTGCTTGGAACTGGGCATATCGACCAAAAGGTTAATTATGAAAGCAGTTAAATGCAAAGACGGCCACCTCAGTTTCATTAGTTCTAATGATGCGAGACTCTTCAACAAAATAGACTTTGACAGATTTTTAGATATAAATACATTAGACGAAGGAACTTTACATCAATGCGAAGAGATGTATAAACAAAACGTCATCCGTAAAATAACTACAAAGGAAGGAAAAGTTGGCTACAAAATCTACCCACAAAAAACAGAAGTATAACAAAAGACAGAAGCAAGATCTAGCAGTTAAGTTAGATAAACTTGCTCAAAATGTGTCTAAACGTGGTGCCTATGTGGTTACTAGGAATGCTACTAACGATTTCTTCGTTATAGTAGAGGCTTTAAATAAAAAGGTGGTATTGACACATATACTTCAAAAAAACACAGCACAAGGGCTTTGTGTACGTCTAAACAGCCGAAATAAGCCCAACTCACCTTATGAACCAGTGACAGATATGCAACTAACTAGAACACAAAAGTTGTTAAATAGATATGCTGATCTATTCACCGAATCAATATTTCACAAATACACAATCAAAACAACAAAAAAGAATTTTACAAGAGACGTGGCATTTATAAGATTACACGAAACAGTTCTCAAACTCAAAGGCATTGCAGAAGAGCTAAGACACCAGTTATAAAACTTTTAATAAATTTTGCAATTATGATAAATAAGTGTAATAACTAACTTATAACTAGGAAATCACTATGTTTTTGAATGAATTTAATCAAACATCAATTAGTAAGGTAGCATCGCTTAACAAAATGCTGTCTGAAGAATTTGGTATAAAAATCAATCCAGGAACAGTCAATCTCACAAAGTTAATGAAGATTAACGAGCAGGCCAAAGCGGCTTTGTATAAAATTAGAGGTAGTAAGAAGAAATTTCAATTAGAGCCAGAGTATGCAAAATACTTAGGTTTAAAAGATATTTCAGAGACGATGATTGTTGAAGGGTACTACGAATCCAGCCCAGGCTACCAAGCACTAGAGGCTAAAATCTATGAAAGAGTAATGGAACTTTGTAATTCAGGGTACACGGCAGAAGAAGCCAGAAGCCAATGTATGAACGAAGTTAGACAAGACCCGTCTCATTGTTATGAAGATGCATGTACAGAGACTATGGTTATGTCTGCAATTGGCAAATTCGAAGAGTCATGTGGTAGTAAGCATGAATCAATTGAAGAAGAGTTAGGCCTTCCAGAAACTGATATGAGTCCAAGACTAGTAAGAGAACTTGCTACTGAAATTGGAATAGATCTTGCAACAATGGAAGATTACAATGCTATCGAAGAAAAACTTAAAACTTTTGCTGAAGTTAGTGGCAAAAGCAGAGACTCAGTTGTTGGTTTCCTAAACGGTCTCGAAGAAGATTCAGTAGTTAGTGGTATCCAAATGTTTGGCAGAAAGATTGAAGAGCAAAATAAATTTACTGGTGCTAGAAAAGATGCTATTGCACAAGGCAAAGATTCTTTTGAAGTAGATGGTAAAACATATAAAGTAACTGGTGATACTTCCGATGAAGAGGAAGCAGTAGAGGAAAGTACAATGTTTGATTCAATTATAGATGAAATGCTTAACGAAGAAGTTGGCGAAAAAGAAGCAGAAGTTGTTATGGCTGTTAGAGCATTAGCAGATGATATTCAAGACCAAGTAGAAAGAATTGGTAGAATGGTTAATGAAGATATTCCAGCAATAGCAGATTCTATTAGAACTGAAATGGGAGCCGATACAGCATTATCATTCTCAGATGGTTCATCACAATTACTTACAGCACACTTAGAAGCAGTTAAGGCTGTTAAGTCTGCATTTGATCAACAAATTAGCGGATTAACAGGCGGCGAAATGGTTGGCGGTCTTGGTGATACGGCAGATTTAGGTGCCGAACTAAACAGCGATCCTTCAATGGATAGTTTAGGAATGGAAGAGCCAGTAGCAGACAACGTTCCAGCAATGGCAGGCCCAGAAGAAGAGCCACTCGGAAGAGCAGAGGTTTAATTAATGCTCATTTCAGAAGTAGTCAGTTCTGGAATGGCAGGTCCAGAAGATGAATTGGTAGTTGCCATTGAGGACCTACTAAGTAGATATATGGCTGATGGTAATGACGAGGCTGATATCCCTACAGATGAATTCAAAAGTAATTTAGAGGCTGATATTAATAGGCCAATCGACATGGGCACTTTAATTAGTGTATTAGGTCAAAGCGGTTTTGCTAGTAGTGTAGATAAAACAACTATTAGAGCAAAAGGCGACCTAAGTAAGGATATAGACACAGACCCAGAAAAAACAGTTGATGTTGGTAAAATGGCTGGTGATCAAGCCATGAAAGATATTAAGGCAGATCTATAATGGCAAGTATATTTTCTAATGCGGCAACGGCCCGTAAAGATACTAGGAACAATTCAGTTATTCATGCTGAAGTGCGTAGCATTGAAACTGCTGTACTAGGTAACATTGATGCCGGAGTATTATACGCAAACGTATCTACAGGCACAACAATGACAGATAGTAATGCGTATTACAAAGCATACTATGGTGTTACTACAGATGTAACTAAAAAAGATCAAGTAGACTATGTCTGTAAGTATTTTAAAGACTTAGGATATGGTGTCAAAATAGCACAAAACTTAACAACCACAGATACAATTACCTGGAATATTAGTTGGTAATATAACATACACATAAATATGTGTATGGAACGTATTGATATATGGTTTGGCGACAGTTGGGCTATAGGTAATGAATTACCAAGCAAACTAAACTCAGCAGAAATTAGAACACTAAAAAAAACTGGTTTTCCTAACCTCAGAGATAATACTCAAAATCCACAAGAATCATACCCAGCACTTGTCTCTAAGCAACGAGGCACAACATATCAAAATTATGCGATTGCAGGTGGAAGTTACGAATTTGCATACTTTCAAATGTGTAATTGGCTAGCAAATGGTAACTTCACTGATGACAATGAATATACTTTTTGGTTACAAACTACTGCGGCAACAAGAGATTTTGGCATAGACTATAATTTTAAAAGACATCATTTTCAAGGAATAAAAAAGTTTTCTAGAGGTAAACTTTTAAATTTTCAACAAGCAAAGAGCCTACCAGAGTTTGCTGATTTTGATGCTAATATGACGTTAAATGCTATATGGACTCTTTGTAAATCAAATTATATCAAACTTAAGATTGTTCCATTGTGGATAGGCATGAATTTAGTACCGGAAGTAAATATTGTTCCACAAGGAAAATGGATAGCAGATCCTAATACTAATATGTTACAAAATATATTTGGCAAGAATGTCTTTCCCGATGGTGGTATAGACACATCTGATATAGATAACGAACATATTATAAAACAAATCCAGCAGTACGACTATATCTCACCTAACGATTGCCATCCAAATAAACAAGGACACAAACGTATTGCGGACTATATAATTAGTATATTAAACAAAAGAAAATAATTTATGTTAGTAGAAAAGTTTGAATACCCAACACTTAAACGGGTAACAGCAAAAAACGGACAACGACAATACACTGGAGACGACGACCAACCAGTTCCAAGTGTAACCACAGTACTTTCAGATACTGGTGATAAAACTGCCCTAATAGCCTGGCGCAAACGTGTAGGTGATGCAGAAGCAAACCGTGTAAGCAAAGAAGCCGCAGGACTTGGTACTAAAGTACATAATGCTTTAGAAAAGTATGTGTTACAAGAAGACTACGATATCAAAGGTAACAATCATATCAGCATAATGGCTAAAAACATGCTTGACGAGATGATAGACAAGGGTCTAAGTCAAGTAAATGAGATATGGGGTGTTGAAGTAGCCTTAATTGCAAAAGGCTTATACGCAGGTACAAGCGATGCTGTGGGCATGTTTAACGGAGTTGAAAGTATTATTGACTTCAAGACTGCTAAAAAGATTAAGAAACGTGAGTGGATTGAAGATTATTTTATGCAAGGTTGTGCTTATGCATTGGCACACAATGAAATGTTTGGTACAAACATTAAACAAGTTGCTATCCTTATGATAGACAGAGAAGGCAAATATGCTGATTTTGTTATAGAAGGCGACGAGTTTGAAGAGTACTGTCATAAATGGGCACAGAGACTAGCCGACTACTATAACAAAGTTTAACTGCTAAATGTGATAAATACTGTTAAGTAAGGAGACAGTAACAGTGGCAGATAATGACAAAACAATAGTATCGAGAATACAACACCGCAGAGGTCTTAAGCAAGATCTTCCTCAGCCATTACGTCCTGGGGAAATAGGATTGGCTACAGACAGTAGACAACTCTATATTGGCGGCGATCCAACTAATCCAGCAACAGCAGATTATCATAGTGTAAGTTACTACGAAAATACTTTAAGTGCAAAAGACCATGTGGCTAGTATTGCCAATAATAATATTGTTGCATTTAATGTTCCTAGTGTACGATTTGTTGAAGGCGAATTTAACGGCACTAGCAAAGTTAAAAGTTGGCAACCAACTGATGCAAGAAGCATATTATCAGGCTCATCTGCATCAGCATTTTCAGATTCAACATACCCTGTTTTCTCTCCAATATCAACAGCATCAATTTCAAGTACATTAAGTGCAACCAAAGCCGCTGGTAGTTTTGAGTTAGCAGTATCGATAGTTTCTGGACAAGATACTACAGGTAACATTAGAGTAAATGATGAAATCATTATATCTGGTTATGCAGGTACAAGACCAAAAGTTAATACAGTAAGCAGACATGTTTCTGGTGGATACTATGTAGTTACTATTGACCAATCTATAACAGAACTTGCAAGTGGTACAGCATTAGAATTTGTACCTAAGCATCAAAAGAATATTTTTACAGATAGAGCATTCCATTCACAAGACGTTACTGTAGTTAAAAATTCTATATCTCAAACAGGCGAAGCGTCTAGTACAACATTTACACCGTCAGCAAACGTTGACTATGCAATAGATGGTAGTAATATTACAAGTGTTGGTTCACATAGTTTAACAATGAGAACAGCACCAACAGTTTATGATTCAATTGCATTAACATATTATTCAAATGCTAATGTTATAGCCGCAATAGAAGGTGTAGAATCAGGCTCACACAAAGGCAATATATCAGCATCAGTACCAATGCCAAGTTTTTATCAAAATACAACACTTTGGGATTCTGGATTATTACCTTCATACAAGCATTTCAAGAAAGAGAATATACGAATAAGTAAATCAACAGGGGTTGGTTATGTTGGTATGGATTTAGTTCATATAAGTGCAACAGCCGATGGTGCAAACATAACAGCAACAACAGGCCTAACTTTAGGTAATTTATACATTGCTAGAGAAGATGAAGCACTAGGCTTAACTTCGTTAGTATCTTCAAACAATGGAGAAAGTTATGTAGTAACATTTGCTTCCTCTAATGACGCAGGTAAATTCCAAACACAAGCAACAGCAGGTGTTTACAAATACAGTGAAATAATGTTTATAGGTAAAACAGGCTTCACTGACGAATACTTACACAGGTCAAAATTTGCTGTAACAGGCACAGGCGGATCTGCAGTAACAATTTCAATGCCAGCATTACCGTATTCAATCTCACGTTCAGCAAGTGCTAACGTTGAAGTAGACCCTGTATTCCCAGGTAACGGCTTTACAAATACGTCACCTACAACATGTGTTATTAGAATTTACGACGATACATTAAAAGCAGACGAAGTTAAACCAAATGATTACGTTAGAATTATTGACAACTTAGGTAATGCTTCCGCTTGTGAGTTAGACGATACATTATTTAAAGTAGTATCAACTAAAACAGGAAGCCATTTTAATATTCGAGTTAACACTAATGATATTTTAGCAGGTAACAGTAATGTTACATTTACTGCAAATATTGCCGCTGGTGGCATCAAGTATGTTAATCACGGTAGTTCGGCGGCAGATGTCGATGATACTATCCAGGTTATAGCAGAAGCACATGGTATTAATCCAGGTGGAACGTCAAATGTACAAATTAACGGTCCTGCTGTATTTACAACAGGAACTGCATATGATATTAAGACTTCAGCAAGTGATATTACAAAAAATACATTCTTTGTAGAAAACTATCCAGTACTAATGAAAGAATCAGCATTACTACTTAATGAGTCGGGTGCAGGTGGATTCATCGCCGATTCGGCACAAGGTGTAATGCCACAGTCGTTACTAAGTTTTAGTAGCACAGGTTTTGATGCTGTTCCAGTATTAGCAATTGACTTATCTGGCAACACTACAGTTGAAAGTGCTATTACCACAGTTAATAAAAATTTAGTAGAAATAGCAAGTGCAAATGTGCAGATATATCCGCAAATGAATTTTATACCACAGGATGATAATGCCAAAAATGCTGTGTATATAAGTCAAAGACCAGCATACTCATCAGTAGCAACAGGTGGCTTAGAGTTTACACTTTTTGAAGATAAAATAACACCAACATTATCTGTACTAGGTTTAGAAGATAAACTATATGACAGAGCAAACAATACTGTAAAAGCAAAATTTGAACAATGGTTAAACAGTACAGTAAACAGCAGAGATGTAAATTTATTTAGTAATGTATTCCCAGGAGATAATGACGGTGCAACACCACCAGTAAGTACAACATACGCAACATTAAATCCTAAGAGCACAAACATGGCTACACCATACAGTTTGGCAATTGATAACACATTCAATGAAATCACATTTGGTAGTAGAGAAGAAGCAGGCATATTTAATAATATTGTCAACAGAATATATGGTACAAGTTTATATGACAAACTACTAGATTCTAATAAAGGATCAAGAGGTTTAATTAATCTTAAAAATAACATTGAGATTTCTACAAGAGAAGCCGCAACGTTTGGTAACAAAGTAACAAGTTTTAACAGTATGGAACAAACTATATTACTACCAGGTGATAACGGTATTTCAGGCACAGGCGCAGTACAACAAGCAACATTAAATGCGGCTAAGTTAGTTGCTTCGTTTGATGCAAGTAGTACATACAATGTATTTAAAGTAGATTACAGTATAGCAGAAAGTGTAGGTAGTTCTGCTAACAAATACATTAGAACAGGTGTTTGGACTATTGCAGGTAGAACCGACTTTACAGATCAAGCAAATGCTGTTATCTTTAATGATTCATTCTCTAGTCATTCGGAAATCACAACTCATACAAACAGTTTGGTAGAACCTAAGTTTAGAGCATTAATGAATAGTTCCGGACTCATATCTGTGTATCTAGTTAATGATCAAAAGGAAATAGAGACGGACACAAATATAACGCATAATTTAGGTGTCCAGTTAAGAGTTAAATATATACAAGACCGTTGGTCCTCATCTAGTTAATAGGTAACTATGTTTACAAACACACAGGACGGAAACGCCCGGCTTCGTGCATGGCGATCTTTTAGAAATGACTTCCCGCAAGACGGTACTATGCTTGATGTTGCCCAAGGTTTCAAGGATGTCAAACCCAAGCAACGTTACATAGATTACTACAGCCCCCACAATTGGCCTAACGTTTTTGAGATAGTCTCAGAAGGCTATTTGTGTCAGACCGGACTGTCTATTGTCATAGCATCAACCCTTCATAATTTTGGCTTCATAAACACAGATTCTGTAAAATTTGAGATGATAAGTAATCATGTTACAGGAACAGAAGGAGCAATATTTGAGGTAGATGGGTCCTTTTTTAACTTCACTCCGGGCGAGATTGTTGACGAAAAATACGTCAGAGATAACTCGGTTACGTTCCATTCAAGTATAATAACACTAGATAAATTATATGCTTGACAAACTAAATAATAGCATGTATAATAAAGCATAGAGTCATACTATCTAACACACAGGAACACGAATGTCAAAAGAAATTTTAATTACTAAACGGGACGGGAGACGAGAGCCGCTAGAGCTTGATAAGTTACATAAGGTTGTTTTCCATGCTTGTGAAAATATTACAGGTGTCAGTGAATCCGAAGTAGAAATAAAATCACACATACAGTTCTTTACTGGCATTACCAGTGCTGAAATACAAGAGACACTTATCAAAAGTGCCGCAGATCTAATCACAGAAGAAACTCCAAACTATCAATTTGTAGCAGGTAGATTAATTAACTATCATTTGCGTAAGCAAGTGTATGGAACATTTACTCCTCCTTGTCTGTGTGATATTATTCAGGGTAATATTGATAGAGGTTTCTATGATGCAGAAATTTTGGAACTATACACAAAAGCAGAAATTGACGAACTAAGTGACTACATCGTACACGAGCGTGACGAAAGTTTAACGTATGCCGCGATGGAACAGTTTAGAGGAAAATATTTGGTGCAAAATCGTACAACAGGGGAGATATTTGAAACTCCTCAGGTTGCTTACATGTTAATTTCAGCAACATTGTTTAGTGATTATCCAACAGAGACACGTCTACAAACAGTTAAAGAATATTATGATGCTATTAGTACACATTACATTAGTTTACCTACGCCTGTTATGGCTGGTGTTAGAACACCACAAAGACAGTTTAGTAGTTGTGTGTTAATTGAAACAGGTGATAGTTTAGACAGCATTAACGCAACTACAACAAGTGTAGTTAAGTATGTAAGTCAAAAGGCAGGTATTGGCATTGGTGCAGGTAGTATTAGAGCAATTGGCTCGCCTATTAGGAGTGGAGACGCAACTCACACAGGAGTTATCCCCTTCTATAAACTATTCCAAAGTGCTGTAAAAAGTTGTAGCCAAGGTGGAGTAAGAGGCGGAGCGGCAACACTATACTATCCTATTTGGCATTTAGAAATTGAAGATATGCTTGTACTAAAGAACAACAAAGGCACAGAAGAAAACCGTGTAAGGCACATGGACTACGGTGTACAGTTTAATAAACTAATGTATGAGAGACTACTTGAAGGCGGTAATATAACATTGTTTAGTCCTCATGATGTTCCTGGTTTGTATGAAACATTCTTTAACGATCAAGATAAGTTTAAAGAATTATACGAAACAGCAGAACGTAATACTCGACTAAAGAAGAAGTCTATTAAAGCAATTGATTTATTCAGTGCTTTTGTAACAGAAAGAAAAGACACTGGTAGAATATATTTAATGAATGTTGACCATGCTAATACACATGGTTCGTTTAAAGAAGACATAGCACCTGTTAGACAAAGTAATTTGTGTTGTGAAATTAACTTACCAACCAAGCCATTAATGCATAGCAATGACCCAGACGGTGAGATTGCATTGTGTACGTTGTCAGCAATTAACTGGGGAAGAATAAAGACGCCACAAGACTTTGCCAAGCCTTGCGAACTTGCTGTAAGAGGCTTAGATGCGTTGCTAGACTACCAAAAGTACCCAGTACTGGCGGCAGAACTAGCCACATATAAAAGACGTCCTCTTGGTGTAGGTATTATTAACTTTGCATTTTGGTTAGCAAAAAATGATACAAACTATCAAGATCCTAATTTAGAATTAGTTGATGAATATGCAGAAGCATGGAGTTACTACCTAATTAAAGCAAGTGCTGATTTGGCTGTAGAAAAAGGCGCATGTCCAGGTACTAACGAAACAAAGTACGGCGATGGCATTACACCAAATCAAACATACAAGAAAGAGATTGACGAATTAGTTAAACATAAAGAAAGAATGGATTGGAAAGGTTTAAGAGAGCAACTAAAATATTCAGGCATTCGTAATTCAACATTAATGGCACTAATGCCAGCAGAAACATCTGCACAAATTAGTAATAGTACAAATGGTATTGAGCCACCACGTAGTTATGTTAGTGTTAAGCAAAGCAAACATGGTGTGTTAAAACAAGTAGTACCACAGTATGCAAAATTAAAAAACAAGTATGATCTATTGTGGGATCAAAAAAGTCCCGAAGGTTACTTGAAGATTATGGCAGTTTTACAAAAATACATTGACCAAGGTATTAGTGTAAATACTAGTTACAACCCAGAGCACTATGAGGATGAAAAAATCCCAATGAGTGTATTACTACAACATATCATCATGTTTTATAAATATGGTGGAAAGCAATTATATTACAACAATACTTACGATGGACAAGGTGAGATTGATATCGACAAAGAAGAAAGTAGAAAGACTGTCGAAGCCAATTTTGTAAGTAGTGTCGAAGATGATGATTGCGACAGTTGTAAAATTTAAGGAAAATTAAAGATGTCAGTATTCAATTCCAAAGCCAAGGATCATACCAAGGCTAACATGTTCCTCGACTCGTCAGGTGGAGTAGGCATTCAGAGATATGATACATTAAAGTATAGACAGTTTGACAAGTTAACGGACAAGCAGTTAGGATTCTTTTGGAGACCAGAAGAAGTAGATATTACTAAAGACACAAAAGACTTTAGAGACTTAACTGAACAAGAACAGCATATTTTTACAAGTAACTTAAAGCGACAAATCATTCTAGATAGTGTTCAAGGCCGTTCACCTAACTTAGCATTACTACCTATTGTTAGTATACCAGAGTTAGAAACTTGGATTGAAACATGGGCATTCTCTGAAACAATTCACAGCAGAAGTTATACACACATTATTAGAAATGTGTATTCAGATCCTAGTATAGTATTTGATAACATGTTAAATGTTAGAGAAATTAATTCATGTTCTGATACAATCAGTAAAGGTTATGATGAGCTCATTGAAAGTATTAGTTACTTTAATTTATTAGGCGTAGGCACACATACAGTTAACGGCAAAAAAGTTGTAGTCGATTTATACGAGCTCAAAAAGAAACTGTGGTTATGCTTAATGAGTGTAAATATACTTGAAGGTGTACGTTTTTATGTTTCCTTTGCATGTAGTTGGGCTTTTGCAGAACTTAAGAAAATGGAAGGTAATGCAAAAATTATCAAACTTATTGCTAGAGATGAGAACGTTCATTTAGCAAGTACTCAGCAGATGTTGAAACTGTTAAAAACAGACGACAAAGATTTTGCCAAGATTGCAAAAGAAACTGAGGGTGCATGTATAGAGATGTTTATGGAAGCCGTACAACAAGAAAAAGGTTGGGCTGACTACTTATTTGAGAATGGTAGTATGATAGGATTAAATGCCGAACTGCTTAAGAATTACATTGAGTGGATTGGTGCTAAAAGGATGAGAGCAGTTGGACTAACTTGCCCTTATACAGTTAGTGCAAGTAATCCATTACCGTGGACACAAAAATGGATTAGTGGTGGCGAGGTACAAGTAGCACCACAAGAGACAGAGATTAGTAGTTATGTTATTGGTGGTACTAAACAAGACGTAACAGAAGACACATTTAAAGGATTTAGTTTATAATGAAAGTAGAGATTTACAGCAAACCACAATGTCCATTTTGCACACAGGCAAAAGCATTAGCAGAAAGAGAAGGATATGAACTAACATATAAAATGTTAGATGAAGACTTTGACAGAGAAACACTAATGGAAACATTTCCAGGTGCAAGAACTTTCCCTCAAATTATTGTTGATGATGAAAAGATTGGCGGATTTACAGAGTTTAAATCATTAGTAGATACTAAAAAATTAGGCGACATATAATGTACACAGAACAGTTACACGATTTACTAGGTAAGACAGTTACAGTTAGAAGCATTAATAATGACGAATTCATTGGTAAACTAATATCAATGGATGAAGATTTTATTGTTATGCAAAACCCTAGATCAGTATTAATAAATGGACCAGATGTAATACTTGGACCATTTTTATTAACCGCAAAGGCAGATATTGTGCCTATGCAACTAAACAACGTATTATGCGTTGTTCCAACCTTGCCTGAGGCAGAAAAAGATTATAAAGATTCTGTACTTGAAGAGGCAAATGCTGAAGAAAGCATTAAAGAAGATTAATGGTACACACTTGGGTATAGCAGTTATAGTGCTATATTTTGTGTTTGCTATTTGTATTTTCGATAAATAAAAGTATGTTCGGAATAGGTAAAGTAGGTATGTCAATGTGCGGGCCGGGTGGTATTGTAATAGGACCAGGTGCTCCTATGGTACTTGCTGAAGGTCTACCAGTTAGTGTTGCAAACGATAAGGTTACACCACATGGTGAGAACATGCATGCCAAACCAAATGTTCTTTTACCAACATGTAGTAAAACCGTTTTTGCAATGGGCAAGCCAGTTGCAATGCAGGCACAAACTACAGCCACATGTTTTCATCCTATGACATTAGGTGCTGTTACTGTTAAAGTTGGTATCTAACTAAAATACGATTGTATTTTTCTTTCATTTAAAAACGTCTTATTAAACTTTTGTGCATAATATAAAGTCTTTAATGCGTATTCATCTGAATGATTAATCTTTGAAACTGTCTTACTAGTCATGTTCCAATCAGGACATAACATGTTTACAAACATATAAAACTCTTCACCGTTTTCTGTAACATGTCCAGACGGAGTTACATGTATATCATTCTTATCTGGATTGTCGAAGCCTTGAAGTTGTGAATGATTAATTGCTTGACTTACCATAGGAAATTGTAATAATCCTCTACCATCTTTTTCAGCAACAAAAGTTCTTAAACTGTTATAGTTTTCTAAATGTCGTTGTAATGGCACTGGTTTAATGTTATTATACTTGTCTTTGATTTCTCGTAGTTGTACGGCATCATAATCATCATCTAACATTTCTGTTTCTAATTGTACTGGAACTACATCGTATAGCCAATTACCTGTTTGATCAATAACACATGAGCCTATAACATCATTTTTTATACCAGGTGTAAACTTAATTTTTACACTTCTTTGAGCACAAAAAGTAGTTATGTAAGGTATCTGATGTTTGTTATGCTCGTACACAAAGAACTCTACCATTGCGTTAGAGTTTGCTAGGCTAAGTACATTTGCTACTGATTCCCAAGTTTGTCCTAAGAATATTTTACCACACTCTTGTTCAAACCCATCGCAAAATACATGTATCATTGCTTGATGGTCTTTTAATGTTTCTACAGTTTTTGATGGTATCATACCATATGTAGAGATTGTAAGCATACCGCCTACTAGTTTAGATATTCTAGTTGCATCTTTCCACAGCCCTGCATCACCATAAGTACTTTTTAAATATATAGGCTCATCAAACACAAAGAACCCTTCTGAGATGCTGTCTAAACTGTGTAGCACACTTTCTAAGTCTAAGTTAAGTTCTGGGTAATCTCTTTTACCGAATCGGTGTTGTGCCCATTGTCCTTGCGAACCCAACGGATTGTAAACTGTACTGTGTGTTGTAGGATCTATAATCATAAAAAAACCGTGCTATTGTTTATATTTAGCACGGTTTTTTATTAACTTAAACTTATTACGGTTTGTAGTTGATCGCTGTACTATAGTTTACAACTTCATCGTATGATGCATCATCTGTGTCGTAATAAAATGAACTTGGGTCATTATCAATATCTAATTCACTTTCAGCAGTTTCATATAAACCAACTGAGAATTCTTCTACCATTGTTGCTGAAGTAGTATCTGTACCTGTTCCTGGCACCATACCTCTTACTGCAAACAAGTAAATACCTGGCGTTCTATCTGCTGGGCATGTACTTGCATCAGTTGTATCAATGCTTAAAATACCTGTTGATACATCAAATGTCATCCATGGTGGTAAAGGAGCAAATGGTAATACTACAACACTAGTTGCATTGTCGGCAAGTCCTAAATCTACTGTACTAGCCGCCGCCCCTCGTTGTATGTTAGCAATTCTTCCTGAAGGAACACTTGTAAGTACTCTGGAGTCAACATTCTTAGTGGCAAGAGACGCTCTATAAACTGATGAATAATCAACATCTGGATCTGATTCATCAAACGTTAAAGTAAATGAACCACTTGCGTGACCATATGCTAACATCTGTTCTTTAATCTCACTTGATGTAAGAGCAGTATCTCTTTCGACAAAGTGTGTTACAACACCTGCTACTAATCCTGATGATAAACTTGTTCCTGTACCGTCTAAATAATTTGATACATTAGCACTATCGGCAACATCTATGCCAACACCTATTGCAAACATATCAAGTTGAGCACCAAAGTTAATAAAACTATTACCTGAACTGTGTGGAGCATTAGTAAATGATGTAACCTGTAAATCATTATTGAATGATCCAACTGTAATAATTTCGTCAACGCCTGCTGGAGATTTAGTATCAACGTTTACGCCATCATTACCAGCCGCCGCTACAACAACTAAGTTACTTGCGTTCATTTCTAATATCTTTGCATCAACAAAAGCATTTGTAGGTATAGTCCATGGTAAACATACCGCTTTAACATTTGAATTTGTGTTTGCATTATGATGCACTAAAATTGCACTTAGTGAATTAATAATTTCACCAACTGTAACTGAACCACCGTTTGTATTAAACAGTTTAACGTTCTGTAAGATACAGTCTGGTGCTGTACCAATATTTTTACCTATGATCATTGATGCTACTGCTGTACCGTGTCCTGCAGTATCACCGTAATTGCTTATCGCACTATCGTCTTCGAAGTTTGTCCATAAGTTTTGAATTTGTCTTCCGTCAAACTCGGTGTGTAGATTGTTAATACCTGTATCTACTAGGTATACAAATTTACCGCCACCTGTTCTTGCTGGGTTCCAGTTCCTTTCACCTGATGTATGAATACATTTGTCTAGGTGGTCTGTTGTATATGTTGCGCCTGCTTGTACGGTTACAGTTACTGATTCTGATGCATCTTGACTGGCTGTAACACCTATGATTGCATCTTTTTGTGCCTCTGTGGCGTCTATTTCGTACGTTAGGTTAAATCCTAATGTACTAATAACCGTAGCACCTGCTGTAGTAATCGCACTCTGAGCCGCCGCATCATCGGCACTATTCATGCTCACTAAGTATCTTGCCATGTTTATATCTCCAATAAAGTTCTAAGTTGAAACTAATTTATACTAAGTATTTATCATAAACGGACAGGAAACAAACCTTTAATGGAAAATACAACAATAGAAATTGGTAATACCACAACAGTAGAGTTAGACTTCATTGCTGGGTCTACAGCAATACATTTATCTAAACCAAGTCAACCTAACCTAATGAATCTTTTTGAAGAGCAGTTAGCATCTTTGGAAAAAGTTACTGTTTGTTTAAGTGGTGGACTAGATAGTCAGTTCTCAGCAAACCTGGCAAAGAAATTTTGTAAAGATGTTAATGCTGTGTGCTTTAGATTTATGTGGGACGACAACATAATCAACTCAGACGATGTAGTTACTGCACAACAATTTGCAGACAAAATAGATCTAGAACTACATTACGAAGACATTGATATCAAAGAACACTTAACAAACAGTTCAGCAGAATATACTAGAAAGTACACAACTGTAAGTCCTCAGATATCAGTGCAACTAGCGGCAATTAAAAAATCCAAGTTTAATGATAGAACACTTATGCTTGGCGGAGACGCACCTACGATAGCAGTAACAAAGCATTTTGATCAAGTATATTTGCAACGTAAAACATACTATAACGAAGACGGTAAAACAACAGGCACAAATACATCAGCACCTAACTTTTATTATGCCTTTAGTGCGCCTTTCAGTATACTTGAACAAACACATGGATTACATATTATAAAAGATCCGTTTTTACTTACTCCAGAGATACTATATGCTGGCTACTATCAAAACAAATATGTAATAGAGTCTTTTGGTGAAGTTATGTTAGTAAAGAACAATGCTAAAACAAATGCAGACAAGTACAAAGAAAACTATTACAAATCATTTGAAGACTTTGAATATGTATTTCCTATTGCAAAACGCACAGGGTTTGAAAACTTGAAGTTACATCTTGCAAGTGTCACAGGTAACTTTGATGAATTTGACGAAAAGTATAGACAACCATTGTATAGTGTAGCACAAGAATGCACTTGGTTTAATCCTTTACTATTCAATAAAGGAAGAATTGTAGCGGCTAGTACAAAAGCAAAAGTATTTTTTCCAGATAAGGAGTCAGTGGAGTTAGAAGATATAATACTTAATAGTGTGAGAGAAATAGAACCTTCTGCTTGTAATATATATAACTTCGATTGGTAAATGTTACACGTCTACATCACAGGACAGATTAAAAACAAAAAGAAAATAGAACAATTTTCTATTGATTGTTTAGAGCATTTTTTTAAACATAGAATAAAACGTGATGTAGATATTGATATTAGAATCACAAAGTCTCACACAGATAATTCGCATGGTGGTTGTTACGGCGACCATCAACATGTTGTTTTAGAGATTGCTAAAGGCCTCAATGAGGACAGCACATATCACCCGTTTGATTATAAAGAAATAATAGTTACAATAGCACATGAGTTAGTACATGCAAAGCAACACATTAGACGAGAACGTATAGACCAATTAGATTCTGAATCAGAGGCTTATAAGTTAGAATATATGTTGTACGATAAGTACTGGACTTAAACTATGTAGTTTGTTCTGGAGTCTTCCAAACTATTTTTATACCACGTCTAACAAGTTCGTTCATGCATTTCTGCTTAATTTTATTTTTTTGACCTTTATTAATATAATCTATTAGTTCTTCTTTAGATTGTTGTTTAATATAAGAATGTACTGTTACTTTACCTTTGCCTTTTACAAAAGTAGTTTGACTTGGTTTAAATTTTACTGGCATGATCCTTCTTGTTCTACTACAAAATAATTTTTGTAGTTGCGAATATTTATCAAAAACTTAACACTATGCTTAACCAAAATGGCACTATGCGATAAATATTGGTATAGATATAATTAAATGTACATTATACAAAAGGATTTAAAAACATGTCAAAAACACCCTATGAAATTAGGTTAGACTTAGTCAAAGAAGCAAAAGAGATTCTACAAGCAAAAGCAAAGAATCCAGAAGATATGCCTACAACTGAAGAAGTACTAAAAGAAGCAGAACGTCTTAACGAGTTTGTATCTAAAAAGCCATTCGGCGAAAGATAAAATACACCAAAATATATCCCACCTCTCCCCCACTATAAGTAAATACTATTAACAAAAAGGCTCGAGTAGCTCAGTTGGTAGAGCAACTGATTTGTAATCAGTAGGTCGTAGGTTCGACTCCTATCTCGAGCTCCATTTTGTTATACCGCGTGGGGCGGTAGCTCAGTTGGGAGAGCGATTGGTTTGCAACCAATAGGTCGGAGGTTCGATCCCTCTTCGCTCCACCATTATTGCCTTAAAAGTTTCCAAACAAACATTGTAAAGTGTAAATACATTTAACTAATATTCTACAACAAGGTAAACAATGTCAGAGAAAAACGCAAACAACAAATCACACAAACAGCCACAAGAAGCCAGTGATGAGGTGATGCATAGATTACTTGATCAAAAAATTGAAATCCCCATTGGCTTACTAAGAAAAAAACATATCTTTATTGCAACTCCTTGTTATGGTGGCCAACTAGGTGAGCCATATTTTAGAAGTATGATGAAACTTGCAATTATGTGTAACAAGTATGATATTCCTTATACTATTAGCACGTTAGCAAATGAAAGTTTAATTACAAGAGGTAGGAATACACTTACAAGTTTCTTTATGGCAAACGAAGAAGCAACACATTTATTCTTTGTTGATGCAGACATTGAATTTGAACCAGAAGATCTATTGCGTATGGTTGCATACGACAAGCCTATTACAGTAGGAGCATATCCTAAAAAAGCAGTAAATTGGGATAGTATTATACATGCCGCTAGAGCAAACCAAGAAGAAACAGCACATACAATCGAAGGACATAGTTCAAACTATGTTGTAAACTTTGACTTTCTAAGAGATGAAAGTGGTAACAAAACACCGCAAGTACAAATTCAAGATAACTTGATTAAACTTAAAGATGCTGGTACAGGATTCATGTGTATCAAAAAAGAAACTATTCAACAGATGTTTGATAAACACACAGACTTAAAATATGTTAATGATATTAATGTAGATAATAAGTTTGAGCCATTTATGTATGCATTGTTTGATTGTATCATTGACCCAGATAGCAGACGTTATTTGTCAGAGGATTATACATTCTGTAGACGTTGGCAAGAGATGGGAGGAGATGTATGGCTAGATCCTAGAACAGCACTTAATCACGTAGGGCATTATACGTTCCGTGGAAACATTAGAAAATTATTAACCGGAGATCCTGTATAATGGCAGAAGAAGTAAAAACAGTAGACAGCAAAATAGATAAAACAGTAATTTCTGTACTATTACCTACCAGAGGTAGAACAGACCTTTTAAAGAAAAGTTTAGAGAGTTTAATTAATTCAGCAAGTGATCCTAGTAGGTTAGAGATACTCCTAGGACTAGATGACGATGACGAAGATATAAGACCGTTCATTGAAAAAGAAATAGCACCCTTTATGCAAGAGAAAGGTGTTGAATGCAGGGCAAACATATTCGAACCATTGGGCTATAAGAAATTAAATGTATACGTTAACACACTTGCCTCATCGGCAACAGGACAATGGATTTTCTTTTGGAACGATGATGCAATTATGGAGACACAAGGTTGGGACGATGTTATCGAGAGCAAAAATGGTCAGTTTAAGTTATTTGCTCCACATGATAATCATAATGGACACCCTTATGCAATCCTACCAATTTTACCAATGGATTGGTTTCGCTTAATGGATCATTTAAGTTTAAATGCACAAAACGATGCATGGTTAAGTCACATTGCTTACATGTTAGATATATTTGAAAGAATAGACATTACATTTTTACATGATCGTGCTGACTTAACAGGCAACAATGATGATGATACATTTAAAGCAAGAGAATACGCAGAAGGCAATCCAGATGACCCAGCAGACTTTTCTCACACCGATATGCAAAATCAAAGAGTAAGAACTGCATATAAAATTGCTTGGTTCCTTGATAGAATAGGACAGCATTCAGATTGGTGGGACAATGTCGTAGCAGGTGAGCAAGATCCATTTGAAAAAATGATATGGCCTGAAAATGTTGCTGGTGCAGGGCAGTTGGATTCTATATCTTCTAAACCAGAAATTTCAGACGACGAAATCATAGAGCTGTAAAAAAACACTTGACAAACACCAAGTAATCCAGTATAATAGTTATTTACTGGAGTATTCGTATGGCCACACATGCAATGATAGACATAGAAACACTAGGCACAGAACCTGATTGTGTTGTATTATCAGTGGGTGCAGTTAAGTTTGATCCGCACAATTCTCAAGAACCACATGCTAAAACATTGTGGAAGCCTAACGTAGATCAGCAAACAGTTGCCGAACGCAGTATATTAGACAGCACACTTGAATGGTGGGCAAAGCAACCACAACACATACAAGACGAAGCATTCAACGAAGAAGGTAGAATGCAACTTGCTGATTTTATGCAGGACTTAAACAAGTACCTTGTGGGTGTTGATAAGATTTGGTGTCAAGGACCTCAGTTTGATATGGTCATTCTTGAAAACTTGTTCACACAATTTAACCATCACAAAGGCTGGGCTTTTTGGCAAATAATGGATTGTAGAACACTTTTTAACATAATGCCTACAGATCCACGTAAAGCAATACAACAAAACCTACATAGTGCTGATGCTGATGCATTCTACCAAGCAGTATGTGTACAGCAATCTTACAAGCATTTTAATGTTGTTCAATGAGTCAATACACCGACAAGATTAATGCAATAGCGGAAGACTTTGCAATGATTGATAAGTATGAATCAATAACTGCTCTTGAAGGCAGAGACGGTATGCTAATCTTACATTATAGTCATGGCGGCAAAAAAATAGATTTTAGGACTGACAGCGAATATGAAGGAACAGTAGGTAAAGCAGGCGAAACAGTAATAGTTCCTGCAACTGATGGTACTTACATAAGGCTTAAACAAAAATATACATCAGAAACATGGGGTTCTAAAATTGCAAAGTTTTGGAACAAAATTCGTGGTTGACAAAAAGCATAAATACAATTACAATATGCTTTTACTTTCGGAGAGGTAATTTTATGGATCCAGTACTATTTTTTATACCATATGTAATTGGTACATTACTAGGACTACATTGGGGATTTAAAAGTGGTGTCAGGAACGGTTCTGAAGCCACTGTAGATGCACTAATGCAAAAAGGTTTCTTAAAATGGAAAGAAGGGAGGGACGGCAATATTGAATTTACAAAGGTAAACTAATGCTGTTCAAACTGTTTGGTAAAAATAATGGAAAAATACACACAACAATTTTTATGTTGTGTTCCCTTATATTTGCTTACTTAACATTCTTTCATTTTACACTTGCTGAATGGTTAATACTATTTGTGAGTGCAACTATATTCACTGGCTTTACTACATCAGGCTTCTTGCATAGATATTGTTCGCATAGAAGTTGGCGTATGCCACGTTGGCTAGAAGTATTTTTATTAGGTAGTACCACAGCATTACTTAATCAACCTGCAATGGGTTGGGCGGCTATACATTTATCTCATCATAAACACACAGATCAAGAGGGCGATCCACACGGTCATATTCATAGTATATGGGATAATTTTTGTGTGTTTAACAAAATACCACCACTAAGACATATACCGCGTTGGATGTTAAGAGATAGGCTGTATGCTAATCAAACCAAATACTATTGGGAAACAGCAATAACATTACAACTGATAGTTTCTTACTTTTTGGGCTGGCAAGTAATGGTATCATTTATTGCATTATCTTATCTTTACCAAATAGGACTAAACTTAGTTGGGCACTCAAAAGAACTAAAACCTATTAACAATTCACTACTTGCTATACCTTGGATGGGCGAATTATACCATGCAAACCACCATTGGCAACCAGGTAATGCTAGGTTTGGTATGCTGGACGGAACGTACTATTTCATGATAAAGTGGGCTCAAATGCTCGTTTCTGAGCCAAAAACTCCTAAAAATAATTAAAAACCTACTAAAAACAAGCAGTTACACCCTATGAAAACGGTTGACAAATCGCCAGAATTTGCTATAATAGTTGTATAAATTAAATAAGAAGGTAGGAGTTTTTATGCATTTAGATAACGAAGTAAAGATAGCAGGCGAGACACAACGTAAAGAGCGTTTTGGTTTAGCATCTATAAACGATGATCACAAAACATTTACTGGTGATGTACTTTATACGTCACAAAAAGGTAACAACTTTTCAAGTAGTATTGAAGAGAAGTTCCAAGATACTGCTCAGGTAGACGGACTTACAGTTTGGAAGTCAAACGGTGAAGTTCCATTTGCTGACATGCTGTTGGATTTTGTGCAAATTGATGCTATCACTTTTGAGCAGGCTGAATTCTCAACAATTCAAAAGAACAAAGATGCAGAAGCATCGTTGGAAACTTTATTCAGACACACAGATGGTAACATCTACTTAGGTGAAAATGCTCTTGATTACAGAGCAGAACGTTTAGCAAAAATTGAGGAGACAGTATAATGTTAACAGTAGAAATTCATAACGAAGCAATACAAGAAGCCGCTCAGGCAACTCAACACTATTTAGATACAGTTGGTGAGCATCCATTTAATTGTGGTTTTGCTTGGGTAACTGCTAATGTTAAAGGCAACACCAAAGTAGGCAAAAGTTTTATTGCACAAGGTTTTGAGAAAAGTTATAACGGAGGATTTCAAATTTGGAATCCAAGCGGTAGTTACACTCAAGACGTTGGTGCTAAGATGGCTGGTGCAGATGCTTATGTGTCTACTGTTAAAAAATATATTCCAGAAGCACCACTTTACACAGGTTCAAGGTTAGATTAATGTTAGACAAAGCAGTCAAATTTGCCACTTTGGCACACGGTAGCCAGGTACGAAAGTACCATGGCACTCCGTACATATCGCATCCTTTAGCAGTAGCGGAAATTGTTAAGTCAGTTCCGCACACTGAAGAAATGCTTATGGCGGCTGTTTTGCATGACGTTGTCGAAGATACCCCTGCAACTATAGAGCAAATAGAAAAACACTTTGGATCTACAGTTGCAGAGTTAGTTTTCTTTTTAACTGATATATCTAAGCCTGAGGACGGTAACAGAGCCCATAGAAAGCAGTTAGATGCTGAACACAATGCTAACGGTCCTGCTGAAGCACAAACAATTAAAGTTGCTGATTTGATACATAACAGTTCAGACATAGCCGCACATGATCCTAGGTTTTGGAAAACATACAAGACTGAGAAATTGCAAACTTTAAACTTGTTAGATAAAGCAGATGCTACACTTAAAGCAAGAGCATTTGCACAAATTATGGAAGGTAAGTAATGATTAGCATATTGCAAGAAACAACCGATTGGGGCAAATTCAAAGTCAATAACGGCATTTATCATATAAATGGTGCTGGTAGTTTAGTTGCATACCAAGTTAACCAAGATGCAGAAGTGCAAGTTCTTAAATCGCCTAGCAAACAATTTTCCAAGTCGCGAAGAAAATTTGTGAAGATTGGTGAGCGACCAGAAGAAGTTGCAAGTCATGTTATTGAAGTCAAAGGTTCTAAAGGTAATGTTTACTATGTGGACACAGAAAAGAACACTTGTACTTGCCCAGGATTCACATTCCGAGGTAATTGTAAGCATATTAAATAAATACTAGTATGTTAGTAGAACCAAATCACCAAGCATTACATATGAAGGCAGACGTTGATCCGTTTACTGCTGACGATGTGAATTGGCCTGAACGACAAAAAGAAATGTTCCAACTTATGAGAGATAAGTTTGGTATAGGATTGGCCGCTCCACAGTTAGGTGCTAGTTACAATATGTTTGTAATGAATCACACAACATTAGGTGACATAGGTGTTTACAATCCAGAAATTATTTCGCAGTCGGAAGAAACTGTATGCCAGGAAGAAGGTTGTCTAACATTTCCTTTATTATTTTTTATGGTAACAAGACCTGCAAAATGCACAGTTAAGTTCTCTGATGCTTTCCAAGAAGAGCATACACTAGAACTAGAAGGTACTGATGCTCAATGCTTTCAACACGAATTTGATCACTTACAGGGTAAGTTATTTTTAGAATATGCTAGTGACATGAAATTGCAAAGAGCAATGAAGAAACGTGAAAAGAGAGTAAAACAGTTATTAAAGATGCAGGCATAAGGTAACTTATGGACTATCCGTTTTTTGTTAATAACTTCGACAGAGTTAAAGATCACAAATTAACCCATCCAGCAGTAAGCGAAATATTTAAACACCCTGTATCCTTCTGGTATGGCCAACGTAACGGTAGGAATTGTAAAGACTTACACAAAGGCATACAACGTTTACTAAACCGTACATTGCCGCAACTACCAGTATTTGTTATATATAATTTGCCTTCAAGAGACATGGGACATTACAGTAAAGGCGGCGCAAGTGGAGAACAAGAATACTTAGACTTTTTATTTCAGTTCTGCAATGGAATTGGAGATCATAAACCTATAGTAATATTTGAGCCTGATGCTTTACCTCATAGTACATTAATGGATAATAACGATAAAGAGTTTCGTATTAGACTTATGAAAGCAGGCATTGATGTTTTAACACAGAACAGT